CAAGTTCTCTAATACGAGCAAGTTCTGCAATCTGCGGATCTTGCTGTTGTGGAGCCATTCTTTCTACCATTTTGCGAGCAACCATTTCTGCCTGTTCGCCAAACTTCTTGCCTACCATAATAGCAACGCCTTCTGGGCCTTTAGGGAATGTGCCTGATTCACGATCATAAAATGTATGAACAAATTCTGCAAGTTCTTGAACATTAAGCTGTTGGCTCTCCATTCCTAGTTCTTTCTTTTTACGTGCTAGACCTGCGGAACTAGTTGGCGATTTTGTTTTTTCGTCATCTATATCCTTGGTACTAACTTTCCAGTCATCTCCGCCTTTGGCTTTTCTCATAAAAGCAGGAACATCGCTTTTATTTGGTCCATCGGCTTCTTCTTGTGGTGCTTCTGGCGCTGTTATATCACCCCCTTGGTCAGTCGCCGGCGCTTCACCTTCTGGTTCAACAAAATCACCAAAGTCTAGTTGTTCTAGCGTATCTGGTGCATTTTGTTCTAACCATTCTTTTACTAGACCTCTTGTATCTAGTTCAGAATCTTGTTTTGATTGTTCTTTAATTGATTGAAATAATTGTGGATCTTCAATTATACCTTTTAGGCTTTCGATAGCATTTGTACCATCTACACCTGCTGGAAATGCTTGGCCTACTAGCTCTTGTAATTCTTTTATGGCTGCGTATTTTTCTTCTTGGTCTTCGCTGGAAATGGCTGAAGCCTCACCTAGCCCCATTGCCCAAGTTTCAAATTTAGCAAATGGATCGTTGTAATTTACAGCAACCTCGTTTTCTACTACGTCTGGTTGCGTCATTTCGACTATGTCGTCATAGCCTATTTCGTTTTCTTTCATTATTCTATACAGAACAGGAAATACTGATTTGATATCTTCTTTGAAATTTCTTACTGTAAATTGATCTGTGTACTGTTCTACTACATCTTGCGGAATCTCTACGGGTTCCATTGCCTGGAAATTTTCTTTGTATGCCTCATAATGACTTTGTTTGGCCAGTGCTTTGATTTGTTCTCTTAGACCATTTAAATACTGAGATGATCTTTCTACAATAGAATTGTTTATTGAATTCATTAGGTCATTGCGTACAACATAACTTTCAAAACTTTTTAGTTGCGCAATTTCTTCACTCATACCTACAATACTTTTTCCAAGTTCATCATAAGGTAATCCACCATTGGCTACGTGACGTTGCATAGCACGAGCACCAGCTAGGTGAATAAAGGGATACTTGAATCTCTCACCGTCTTGATTTTCCACAAACAATGCACCAATGTTTCTTGTTCTGCTACCTGGGGCAGTGTCGTCCATGACTGCTTTGCTGTGTTTGATGATTAGACGTGTATCCATCAATTTTTGGAAGCTGACGTTCTTGCTACCATACATTGCGCTTTCGCTCATAATTGATTCTCCAACAGTGGTGTTAATTGTATTTGGTTGTGATTTTTTTGGTGTGTTGTATTGACTTAAAAACGCAAAGTCTCTACGATCTAGATTGTCTTTGGCAATATCTCTAGTATCAAAACTCATTAATCTTCTTTTGGCAAACAATCGTAATTCTTTTAGAAATCCATACCAGCCTTCCTTCTGTAAGGTATCCATGCTTTCTGTAATACCTGTAGAGAAATATACTTTAATAGAATTATTTTCAGCAAGGCTGATACTTACATGACCAATGGCTGCTTCACCGTCTTTATAATCAAAATCAAAGAATCTTGCTTCTTCAGGATTGATAGTGATAGCACCTGTGTCGTTACCTAATTTTAGGCCAGAAAATCTACTACGGATTTTGTAGAATAGATCAGTGGCAATGTTGTTTGTTGCATCCATAGTTATATTTATCAATAACCGCTGCTGACAAAGATCGGCATTGGCATTTGATCTTCTGTGAGTTTTTCAGTCATTTTTTCGTAGATCTTAGGATCCCAATCGCTAAGAATAGTGGCCATACGCAGTATCAATAATGTTGCACTCACAAGATCGTCGTGTTCTCCGGTCTTGGCTCCAAATCCTACTCCGTGAGCTACAAAAGTTTTTAATTCAGAAATCAAAGGCTTGCTGTTGATCTTCATCTTTTGTGTTTCTAGCATATGTTTGAGCTGACTGCAGGTGGTTATTTTTGTACGGTGTGTGGTGTTGAATCCCTTGCGGAATTTACGAACGTGACCTTTGCGTATGGGTTCACTTAGAAACAGTCCAGGAAAGTTTTCTTCGCCTATATTATTAATCACAATTAATGCAGCTTCACCTAGGGTATTATTTTCTACACTGTAGTAGATCTGCGAACTTGCGCCACCTAGTTCTGTGCTTCTGTCTTGAATGTATTTGCAGACTTCTCTTAGATGTTTTACTTGAGTCTGTATAGGAGTTAGATTGTGACGCCATTCAGCCACCTGAATCATACTAGGCATTTCAAACACCTGGATGGCAGCATAGTCTCCACCAGTGCCAAGGCTGGGATCCAATGACACTAGATAGGTGCATCTAGCATCGATTTCTTTATACCAACGTGTTTGACCCATGGTCATTATGGGGTCAATGCCTTTGAGTTCTGCAAGTTTAACAGAATTAATTAGTGTTTCATCGAAGATTAAAAATTCGCAATCAAATTCTCTACGAAATCTTTCGTCGCCTATTTTGGCTCTTTCTGTTTGAGCCCATGCTTCGTCGCGATCAGGGTGTTCATTCCAGTGTGCAAAAAAGCTGTGAAATCCGTTTTTTCCCAATTCAGTTTCATTGCCAAATTCATCAAAACGGTTTTGAGCTTCTGTCCAAATAAGTGCAAACTGATCTTCGTCTGAGTTTGGAGTTGATGTAATAATACATTTACCGCCTGTAGACAAAGTGGGTGATAATGCAGTCCAAAACTCTTTGGCTTTCTCTGGTGGTTGCACAAATGCAAACTCATCGCAATAGATCAATGAAAGAGACTTACCACGACCTGTATTTTCTGTTGTAGTTACTGCCTGTATACGAGCACCGTTGTCATATTCGATGGTATTTCTATTATATGAATAAACGCCAGCACGAATAAAATCAGGAAGATTTTCATAACCAAATCGATATCTATTCATGATATCTTGCGCACCTTCATACTTGTGAGCCGCAATCAACACCTGTGCTTCCGGCACAAACTGTGTATACCATAGTAAGTATCCCGTGGCGCATGTGGTCTTGCCCATCTGACGAGGTAACATACCAATAGACTGTTTGTAGTTGTGGTATGATTGAATCAATCGTTCTTGATACTCGTATGGTACAAAGGGAATTGATCCACGAACAGGATGCTGAATCTTTAAAAAGTTTTTACAAAAATATAACGGACCGTCAACAGGATCCATACAGGCTTCTAGATGCTTGACTTCCTCTAACGTATATCGCTGAGGTGCGTGTGCTTTCTTAATTAAATTACCGTCTAGTGATTTTGCCATACTGTTATTTACTGAAAAAAATAGGCTCCGAAGAGCCTATTTGAGTTTATGTTGTTATATTAAGCAACAGTAATACTTGTTGCTGCTGTAACGGTAGTTCCTGTAACGTCAACATCATTAGGGCCAACTACTGTACCTAGGTTTCTAATCCTAGTTTGAATATCTGCTGCTGAAAGACTTAAATCAGTAACAATGTGTATTGTTCCTGCCGATGAATCAGTTACCAAAAACATCAAAGGATTAATTTCTTTAACAATCATTTCAACTGTTTCGTCTACAGCATCATCTTCTGCTCTTAGATCTCGTGCGCTTGCTGCTGCATTTTTCACCGTGATTAAAAATGCATTAGCATTTAAATTATACAGAGTGGCTACTGTACAATTGAGTCCGTTAGTTCTTGTAAATGATCCCATTTATATCTCCTTAATCTTTTAATCTACCATCAGCTTCGGCTGACTTTAACATTGCCGCACGATCTGCATAGCTACCACGCTTGACATCTTTAGCGGCTTTCTTCTCACCCGGAGTAGGATTCTTAACGTGCTTTAATGGATCAAACTTTTCAGATTTAACTTCTGCTAAACGATCACGTAGTTCATTTCTAATAGAAGTTCTTAAATCAACAGCTTCAACTCGTTGCATAGGGTTGTCACCGCCTGCTACTTTGGGATATGTGCCTTTAGGGCCATTCATACCACCAGCAAGTTTGTTTACCATATAGTCGATGTCTTTGTATTGTTCATCTGGTTCGTTGGCATACTCATTTTTCTTTTCGTCATCGTTTTCTACGTCGTGATCATCCATGTCGTGATCACCATCACCATCTCGATCGCCTCGAACTTTGTCAAGGTCATTGTCACCAGGCATATTATCAGAGTCCATATCGCTCGGGCCGCCCATATTATCTGCATCAGGCTCATCGTGTGGTTTGTCCATGTCTAGATTTGGCAGCATCTTTAAAGGACCGGCATCCAAGTTACCAAGATCACCTATGGCAGATATACTAGGTCCTGGTGGCGTCAACGATGGCATTGCAGTCATAGCAGGCATTGGCATCATCTTAGATGGCTGGTTAATCATATCTGGATTAACCTTGGTCATAAGTTTCATCAAACTTTCAATGTTGTCCATGCCTTGTGCATTGAGATTCACGCTCATACTAGGATGACTTGGCGGTGGTTGACTAGTCACCGACGGTGGCATACTCATAGGCATAGGTGCATCACCACAGGCTTCTGTGGCAGGCATTGATTGTGTGATTGGTTGATCCAAGTCTCTCATCTTGGCTAACAGTTGATTAAAGTCCATTATTTACTCCCCATTGCGCTTTTAAGGCCTAACTTGTCAGTCTTGCCTTTGGGCAGCTTGTATTCTGTTGGCCCGGTTTGATCTTTTTTACGTTGTTTTGCAGTTTTTTCAAGGTCTTTTAAAAAACCTTTGTTGAAGTCATCACCAAAATAGTCTTTGTGTTTAACATTTGTGTTTTCTTTATAGTTGGAATCTGTTAACAGTGCTTGTCCTGATGGCTCATTATCTAACAGAACTTGATCAGCTTCTGTTGGTTCACTGCCGCCCCGTACACGAAAGCTAGCCTCGTCGAGTCCCAATGCCTTGACATCATTGGTTATTTCTGGTCCTGTAATAGGATATTCACAAATTACTTCGAACACAGTTACTTCACAATTTTTCATTGCAGGAAAGTCTAGGGGCAATGCTTGTATTGGTGTGGTCTTAATTTTTTCTAACTTGATACATTTACAGCGATCTAATGCTGTCTTCAAGTTTTCTTGAAAAGCCTCAGGCAATTCTCCGGCCACTTTGACTTTAAAGTTATAGATTTTTTTGCTTTCAGCAAGATATTCTGTAAATGGTTTCATGTTAGTATTTATGCTTTTCCGCTTAATTTCTTAATGAGCTCATTGCGATCTGTAATTACGTAACCCTGTCCGTTAATCACGTCATTTGGATCTTCGTTGTTGTCTTTATCAATCTTGTATTTTTTTAGTTGTAGATCTATTGCTTTTAGCTTTTTGTCTATTTTAGCAGATTTAGCATCGATGGCGTTTTTAAGCATTCCGCCTGCCACTTCAAATATGCGCCCACTATAACGTACTTCAACATTCATACCTAGATCCATGAGATCATCGTAGGCCTTTTCAGCTTTGTTGGCGAGACTATCTAGATCATTGTCATTTAAATCATTTAATTCAACTATTTGTGGTAAACTCTTGGTTATTTGATTCACAGCTTCGATGCTGTCATCTAGACTTTTTACTTCTATGGCTTTTTCTACTAATTCTTCATTAATAGACTTAGGCACAACATTTATCTGTTTGTCGTCTAAATTAAATAATTCTTCAAGTTTCTTAGTCATAGCAATACTTATCAGCGTTTTGAACCTTGATGGAAAATATGTTCCTCGTTGACCACACGAAACTTTATACCTTGCTGCTTACACCATTTAGTGGCAGCTTCCCATTTGGCCAAATTCTTTATATACTGTTGTTGATTATAAACACTCTTGCCAACATTGGCCAACAGCGTTTGACTAGCTGGTTTTACTTCAACCACTTCTGCATGCTTTGCTCCGTTCTTGTCAACGTAGGTAATAAAAAAATCAGGAACATATATGGTATATTTTCCTGTTAGCGGATCTCTGTAAGGTATTTGTATACTTTCGCTGGCCCATTTTTCTACACCTTGATGTTCATCTAACATTCGCATAAAAACAAATTCCCAACTTGATCTTGCCAATGGTGTTTTGGTCCCAACATATTTGCTAGGATTTTTCATTTCGAATCTTCCCTGAGCAAATTTGGCCATTATGGTAAAATGTTTCTAGTTTGATTTATCTTAATAACATTTAGGGCTCTAAATCCTAATGAAGATGTGTTGGGACGATATTTGTTAAGAATCTGTGCAACTACTGCACTAAGTTGTGTACCGTTGAGTTCTTTCAAGGTGTCTAGTATTTCAAAAACACCAACGCCATCAATTTTGGCCTGACGCAGTATGGTCATTGCCGTGGTCAAGGCAGCTTCTTCTTCAAATCCTCTGCTTGTAAAAAATCCTATGCTGGCAGCAACTTCATTGGAGCCAAATTCCAAAGGCCGGCGGCCGTAGGTATCAAAAAACAATTTTGTACTTGAAGCACTGTCTGTTTTTGTAACTGCTGGTAAATTAATTGTGCTCATGGAAATTCAGTTGGGCTTTCGTTACGACTGCCAGATGATAATGGGAATGTGTTATTGGCTGACTGTGTCTGCAAAACTTTCCTAGTGGCAGTTGTGGCTGCAATAGATCCTAATGCAGCACCTATTTTAGGAAAACTGGCTCCTACAATTCCGCCAACAGTGTTGGCCGCCGACAAAATATTTGCAGGATTTCTTAATTCTCCAATAACTCCATCTACTGTGGGGAATTGGCCTCCATTGTTTTTGTAAGTATTGATTTGAGAAATTGCTGTGCTTATAAATCCGCCTGGATTTTTTAAAATGTTCTTTTTGGTTACATCACCGAATACAGATTCGATACCACCTAGCACATCTCCAACAGGGCCGAGGACGTTACCTAATCCCAGTGAACCACCTAACACATTGGGACTTTGTACAACATCGTAAGACAGGCTGGCAAATCCATCAGGCTGTCCATAGGCCACACTGCCCGAAAGATATTTTACACCTTCGTACTCGACAGTCATTGTGTTATCCAACGGTTCATTTGATGAATAATCTACCTGTCCGTGAGACCAAGATTTAATTCTTGGCGCCAATAGTTCATATCCGTTAAATCTATGTCTGCTTAGAGTATATAAAGATATTTTTCTAAAAAAGTTTGTTGGGGTAGCAAAGCCCATGCCATAACTTCCAGAATAATTAAACAGACTCATGGGATGATCGTTTTGACTGTTTCCGCCGTCGCTGGCATAGTGTGCGTAGTAGGCCGAATACATAGAATGCATAAGACCAGCATTGTCGTCGTGGAATGACAAATTAAGAGGTTCGTAATTTATTTTCTTATAAACCTGTTTGGTACGATTGTACACATTTTTATTTGCCATGTCAAAATTAAATTTAGGCAAATCAGTGGATTTGATTAGTAGGCTAACTTCTCTTTCAGCACCCGAAAATACAGCATAATAAAGAAATTTGGTTCTAGGGGTTAGACGATAGTTGTTGTCAACAAATATTCGTGTGGCATGCTGAAAATTTCCAACCACACCCTTGGGTCCTCTGAGAGCACTATTTAAAAATCGTGTAAACTTATTGGCCATATAATTATTTAGTCATAAAAAAAGCCCGAATAATTCGGGCTTTTTTGTGTTTGGGTATTAATTAAATACCTGAGCTACCTACTGATAAAGCACTAGCTGTTGGTCTAGCTGTGCCGGCTGTTCCTATACCAATGACACCAACTGCATCTGGTGTGTGCATTGCATTGTCATAAACAATAGTTAAGGCCACTGTGGCTGGTTCGTTGGTTGTGTAGTTCAAATCACCGTAGTCCGTGTTTTGCAAGAAACATCCATAGCATTCCCAGGTTTCTAAAACTACTGGAGCAGCAGCACCGTTGCCACCATCTAGTATTTCAATACGAGTGGTAAACTTGTAATCGATACCAGAACGAGCACTGGCCTGTTCATGGAAATCAAACTGCTTTTGAATCTGTTGACCAACTAATTTGATAACACTACTGCTGGCATCATCTCTGAGATTCAATGTGATATTTTCCCAGGTGTACTTGCCTGCAATTTTGATTTTAGAATTGTAAATTTCGATTGGGATTTCTTCAAAAGAAACTTTTGGTCGAGTAACGTCCATGACCTGTTTGGTAAGTTCTGTACTAGACGATGTGCCAAAACCTAGTAAAGTAACACGAAAGCGATACTTTAGTTTTGGCATCAACATACCGGTATTTGAACCAGGACCAGATGGGTTAATCGAGTAATTTGTTAATGATGTAATTGCCATTGTCTTATGCTCCGATATTGTATTTATTCATTAGATCTCACCTGTGTTCTTGAGACGCAATGGTATGTAAATAAATTCAACGGCCTTGGTTGGCTCAATGGCAACATCTACATATAATTCATTACGATCAATTCTACTCGGTGTGTTGTTGGTTTCGTCACACACTACTGCAAAGTCATAGATAGCTCTTAGACCCACTAGTTCTAGCAACAAACTTTCTACAGCTTGTTTGATCTCGTCACGAGTGATAGAATCGTTTGGCTCAAAGATATATGGACGAGCAAGTTTTGTCAACTGGCTGCGTAGATATACAACTAGACGTGCTACATTGATACGATCCAGTGCTGATGCATTTCTTGCACGAGTTTTTTGGCCATAAGCTACCAATCCTGTACCTACAAAGAACGGAATTGGATTGACTTTTAGATCATATAGTGTATCTCTCTGACCGTTGTTTAGAGCAACGCTTTGGAATTCACCTGTCAACGAATCAATGTATCCCACTGCTGTGGCATTGGTAATACCACCACGACGTGTACCTGCTGGAGCAAACCATGGAAAGCTCACTTGATCGCTTAAAGCAATAGTTCTCAGCATCATGTGACTGGCCGGAACTACAGCATTTGCGCCTGTAAGATCAGTGGTGAATCCATTTGGATAGTAAACCGCTGCATATTCGTCATAGGTAACAATACCATTGTCTCCGTTGTCTAGTGCTAGATTAGCATTGGTACCCCAGGTAGTTAAACTTGTTGCATCGCTCTTTAGACGCAATGGTGTATCACCGACCACAAAAGCTGTGACCTTGCGATCCAGGTTCAAGTTGATTAGATTGCTAAGTGCTTCTGGATATCCAGGGCAAGCAATTAGGTTGAAGTTTCTGCGTTCTTCGTCACGTGCTTCTTCGCTGGTATCGATAGCACTCTTCAATGCAGCAACCACAGTTGATCTCTGTGCCTTGCGGCCAAAGCTGCCTGAACCGTCTTCATTGTTAGGACTAGCTGTAGTCCAACGATCTGGCCAGTATGCTTCCATACTTTCGCTATTGTTGAAGCGTACATTGTCTGCTGTGGTGTCAATATAACCATTGTTGTATTTCTTGACGTTTCCACCGCTTCTACGTAGATTCCACAGCAACATACCTTTTGGATATAGATCTGGATCTGGTGCGTCAAAATCTAAGAAATTGTTAGTTAACAAATCTTTGATTGATCCAGAAGGTGCAGCAGTGGGTGACCCACCACTAGTGCCTGCACGAGCATCTGCAAATAAAATACCTTCTTCTGTGGTTTGATCAGTCTTGTCAACTAATACCCATTTTTGTGCAAGTTTTGTGCCTGCGTCAGTGTTGAATTTGTATATGCTTGGGAAATTTTCTAGATCAGCTGTGCTGATCCAAATATCGCCGTTGACTAATGTAGTGCCGTCGGTTTGTGTTTCAGGCATACTTGCGGATACAATCGGTCCTTCTGGATCAGTAAGGGTGTATCCTGTAAAGTTTTGATAGCCTACCCAGGTTGTGCCATTGTGTATCATTAGATCCACTTCGCCAAAGGCAGGATTGTACCATAGTTGTCCATCTGCTGGCTCCTCTAATGGAGCATCTGGTGTAGCAGCAAACACATCATTGACCAATGGCAACCATAAAGAAGCCAAATAACCTTCTCGTGCTCCTGCGGCCAAACCACTTGACAATGCATAGAAATTACTAGTTCCGGCTCCTGTTGCTAGATTGTAGACTGTGAACAGTGTACCAATAGCAGTACCTGCAACATCAGTTAGTCTGATATCGCCACCGGTCTTGTGTGTGATCACTAATTCGTTATTGGTTGTAACACTAGCAACTACATTGTTTGTAATGGCAGCACCTGTTGAGTCAACATAGTTAGCAGCATTTATTGCTCCAGCAATTCTAAAAGAGTCGTCAGCATTGATTGCTGCAAACGCAATAGTTGCTGCTGCGCTTATGTTTGCATCACCCACTATTGATTGTTTGATAGTAAATGTTTTAGCAAGGTACGCAGTTCCGGTGCCGGTGCCAACTACTGCAGGAACAACTGTATCACCAACAGCATATGTTACACCGCTTGTACCTGCCACTGTGTTCCAATTGGTATTTCCAAGCGATTGAATTATGTAATATGTTCCAACTACCAATGCGGTCGCTGCCACGTTTGGTGTAGATACACTAATTGTCCCTGTGGTAATAATTTTAGATTTGATTGCAGTTGTGCCGCTGGCTGCTCTTTTAAATATTCTAAAAGTAGTAGTGGCCAATGTTTCATCTGGTGCGTCAAAACCATTTACTGCTCCAGTAGTAGCAGAATATGATCCTGCGTGTTCACTGGCATTTGTTTGCACAAATAATGCATCCTTGGGAAGATTTATACCGCCGCCGGATTTATCTAAAAAGTACAAGGCAGAGTGCGGAGTTGCGTACAACGGTGCTTCATTGGCTACCCAAGCATCAGTACTTTGATTGTAGCGTTTTACTCTCCAACGAGATCCGTTGTTTGGTTCAGTAGTTTTCAGCCATACAGACCCTGTAGGACGAGCATTTACAGTAGATCCAAAATCTGATCTCTTAAACAGTGGTATGCTAGTGTGTGGTTGTTGAGCCAATGCTGGACACATGTATGTACCGGCAGCAATGTTCAATTTGTTAGCACCAGTTCCTAAGGCCGTTCCGCTGAGTACAATACCACCAGTTCCGCCAAAAAGTGCTGTGGAGTCACCACCTGTAGCAGTGGAGGTACCATCACTATATAGATACAATCTGTTGTTGTTGGCAACGGCTGTAATACCGCTGCCATTCATCAATGTATTAATACTGGAAACACAAGAAGCTAGACTAACACCTACTGTAATAGAAACATCGTTGATAATTAATGTGCCTGATAATGCACCTACCGCTGCCGAACTAAATGCTGTGGGGTGACTGGCAGTCCATCCAGGACTGCCAACTAGTACCCAAGTACCAGCTGTAATTCCAGCAGTAGCATTGCCTGCACTCTTGTAGTATATTCTTACCAGTTCATCCTCAGCTAAAAATGTTCCGTCGCCTGCGGCTGTTTGAAACACCACAGCGTAGTCACCAATTGTACCTACTGATGTTTTAGGAGCATTACTGTTGATATTGTCAAGATCAGCGTCTGTGAGTACCAATGGAGTTTTAGCAGTGAATTTTTGACCGCTGTCTGCAAGAGCCAAGCCGTTCCATTCGTTAATACCCCAAGTGGTGGTTTGTGTATCTACCCACCACTTGCCATCAGCTGGATCCGCTCCCGGTGCATCTGTTTTACCTTCTAATTCATTTAGATTAATATCTGCACGTAGTATGAATGCAGAATTTGAAACGCCTAACAAGCTGTACGCAGCTAATAGACCGTATTCGTTTCTTTCTCCACCGTGTATAGGACTGGCCGATACTGTCTTTTCAAAGAACGGCGAACCAAATGTATCAACAAGTTCTCGTTGACTGGTAACTTTGAATACCTTACCTGCATTGGCTGCAGTGGTACCTGAAGCTGTGCCTGTGCCAGCTCCGTTTATTTTATTTTCAGCAGTGGCTACAATAATTAACGGAACCGTTCCTGGTTCAGCTGGAGTATAAAAACTCTCGTCAATTACTTGTACTTCTACGCCTGGTGATGTTAGTGCCATTCGACTGTCTCCTAGGGTTAAATCAATGTACTATTATTTAGCGGCATCATTAAAAAACACCAAGATATGCAAGGCTGAAAAAGGGGCTGAAAAGGTGTAAATATGTTTATGAGACCCCTTTGTAGGTGCGGACAACGACCCCGTGCTGTGAACTATAAAAAGAACGACAAGATATATTATCGAAGTCTCTGCGAAATCTGCATGGCCAACGGTCTAGGGTCCGGTATTCCTAGATGGTATCGATCTGGATATCGAATTAAAAACCAATGCGATAAGTGCGGTTTTCGCTCAGCACACAAAGAAGTTTTTAGAGTATTTCACATGGACGGCAATCTAGATAACTGTCGCCACAGTAACTTAAAAACTGTGTGTACGAACTGTGCTCAAATACTAGGCAAAGAAGGAATCACTTGGCGACAGGGTGATCTTGTCGCTGACTACTAGACTAGCTGATTGCCTATAAAGGTCATCAATAGAGCCGTTGTTGTCGATTACTACGTCGAAATCGCTGCCTAACCAAGCCCACTCACTGGCGTGTATCTTGCGCATTTTCATTGCATTTAATCCCACGTTGTTACCTTGATTTGCACTAAGTGCATCTGCATACCAGTCGGGCAGTGTGCCTCTTTGTACCCAAACAATGCTGCCGCCTGCACGTTTTAAAGATTCAATTTCATTAGGGAATCTGCAATCTGAAATTACAATATTATCTCGACTATTACGCAGTTTGTTTTCTAGACTGGCAATCCATATGTCGTCGTGAAATGCTTTGCGACACACTTCAGTACCCCAATATTGTAAGACCCATCTCGGAGTCAATGTGGGCATATCGAGTCTAGAGGCCCACCATGGATCTACTTGTTCACGCCACTCTCTAGCTTCTTTAGTACGGCCTTCTAGCATGGTCCTGTCCCAACCAAATACTGAAGATACAGCATCTTTTAAAGTAGATGCAAAGCTCTCTCGTCTAAATTCGTGAAAATTAACTAGATAGTCCGCAACTGTGTCTTTGCCCGAACCAATAAAACCGCAAATTCCAATAATCATAATATTCTCCAACTGCATAAAGTATACAGGAGAACATTATCGTGGTCAACCTATAATAAAAGTATATCCTTGGCCGCCCGGTACTAATTTCATCAAATCATCTGTGAGTTTTTCAATTTCTGCTGTGGCTTCTGCTTTCATTGCCGCACCGTTTAGACTGCTTCCACCTTGTGGTCCAGCAATTTGGGCAAACTTTTCACGGGCTTGTCCTAGCATCATTTTACAGTTAGCAAGCGAATAATCTTTAATCCATTGTCCTGCATAGGTATCGTCAATAATAGCAAAGTCTGGCTTGGTGTTATACACCCATAACATTACTTCTTCGTCACCCCTAGGACGTTGTTGAATCATAATCTTGCGACTTTGTGGTTGCCAGGTAAAGTTAATAAATGATCCAAACATCTTTCCTACTAATTCTTGATAACCGCTGAATAGTTCATAGGTTAACAGTCCACCCATATTTGTTGAACTTAACAAATAGGTATTAGTATAGGCTAGGTTAAACGGTTCAAACACTGTGCCGCCTGTACCATTGCCTGTGCGAGATCCTATGCTACGTCTAAAAATTTGTCGTACTTGTTGTATTTCTTTAGGCAAAACATATTCTTGCTGATCTTGTCTTAGTGTTAAAAACGCATAACTTTCTTCAACGGCGTTATCTGAACGCTGCCGAAAAACTCCCAATGCTCTGTTTAGTGCAGTTTCGTAGTGTATAGGATCTAGTTCTACATCAATCATGCCGTCGCCTAGCATGGCTTTGCAGTAATTAAAAACTTCTTGCTTGGATTGGTCTATTTGGCTCATACAACTATTTATCGTAGCGGTAAATATATGACTATGCCAAGACTAAGCCTTTACCGTCCTGAAAAGGGCAATGATTATAAATTTATAGATAAAAATATCTGGGAAATGTTCCAGGTTGGTGGTACTGATGTGTTTATACATCGATATCTAGGACCCGGATCTACTGGGAATACTGCCTCCCCTACACAACCTGTCTATAATACTAGCGATCCTACACAGATCCAAGATCTGTTATTTCTCGAAAATAGAGATCGCAAGTATGACCCTGATATCTATGTGATGCGAGGAGTATACAGCCTTCAAGATCTAGATTTTAATCTCAGCCAATTTGGTTTGTTTTTACAAAACGATACTGTGTTTATTACGTTTCATATCAACGATACCATAGAGAAACTAGGTCGTAAGTTGATCAGTGGGGATGTTATAGAACTGCCGCACTTAAAAGACGATCATGCTCTTAATGATTTTCAATTTGCTCTTAAAAGGTTCTATGTAATCGAAGAAGTAAATCGGGCTGCGGAAGGTTTCTCAGTTACTTGGTATCCACATTTATATCGTGCCAAATGTAAACCATTGGTCGACAGTCAAGAATTCAAAGAAATATTAGATCAGGTTGCTAACAAAGATGCTATGGTTGGTAGTTACAATGCTGCTGTGACCTATTATCCAGGCGATGTTGTTACTGGATTGGATGGAAAAAATTATACAGTGCTACAGGAAGTAACCGGAGTCTCACCTCCTAATTCTACCTATTATGAACTAGCCGATAGCTTACGAAACATAATGAGCACCTACGAAAAAGAAATGCAGATTACACAGGCAGTTCTTGATCAAGCGGAAACAGATGCTCCAAGGAGTGGTTCGGACACCACACAGTTTTACACTCTTACAGTGGACGAAAATAAATTACCGGTACTGGTCAGCGCAGATAACAGCCTATTAGATGCTAGCTTAGAAACTCAGGCTACTGATGAAGCAGGCAATCTTTTGTTTAACACTGATGGTACTCCTGTGTATGTAGGATCTACTGCTGCTACCGCTTTACTATCATCAGAAGTATCTGGTTATAACGGATATCTAGTAGGCGATGGTGTTCCGCCAAACGGTGCTCCATTCACAGCCGGTATAGCCTTTCCATTAGCTCCTGCAAACGGTCAATTCTGTCTTAGAAAAGATTATTTTCCTTATAGATTGTTTAGATACAACGGATCAAGATGGGTCAAAGTTGAAGACAAAGTAAGAATGACCATGAATAATCTAGGACCAAGTGATGTGGGAGTAGGCGATCAATTTGAAGGCAAGGACGTTCGCCAGACACAAAAAGCTGGATTCATCAACAATACAAATACCGACACAATAAATGGACACACTGTGAAAGAAAGACAGAGTCTCAGCAAGGCTCTTAGACCAGAGGCAGATGAATAATGGATTATTTTTACGATGCGCAAGTAAGGCGATATGTCACACAGTTTATGAGAATCTTTATAGGATTCAAATACAAAACTGGAGGTGATGTTCCCGAAGAGAGACACGTGCCTGTGTTGTACGGCGATATGACCAGACAGGTTGCCAGCATGATCAAGGACAACAGTGAGAACAAACTGTCAACGGTGCCTAGAATAGCCTGTTATATCAGCGGTCTTGAGTTGGATAATTCTAGACTCAGTGACTATAGTTTTGTTAGTAAACTATCTGTGAGAGAACGGCAGTATACTATCAATCCGGCAGGCGAAAGAGAATACGGTGGTGTACAGGGCGGTGGATACACGGTAGAAAGACTCATGCCTACTCCATTCAAACTGTCTATGAAAGCAGAAATTTGGACCAGTAACACAGATCAAAAACTTCAATTGCTAGAACAGATTTTGGTATTGTTTAATCCCAGTCTCGAAATCCAAACTACAGACAACTATGTCGACTGGACCAGTATTAGTGTAGTGGATCTTAGCAGCATAAATTTCAGTTCAAGAACTATTCCGCAGGGTACAGAAAGTGATATTGATATATGCACTCTAGATTTTCAAACTCCTATCTGGATCAGTCCACCTGCCAAAGTTAAGAAAATGGGCATCATTAAAAACATTATCATGAATGTATTTGGGGAGTCGGGCCAATTGTTAGGTCTAGAAGATCTCATATTCAATGGTGACAGTGCGTCCACTCAGATACAAAACACAGTGGATCGATTTGGTGTATTATTAATATTAAACAAGGCTACAGGATTGTATGATCTCACTGTGTTAAATGTATATGAAGCAGTGATAGCCCTAGGTCTAGATGAAACTCCTTACAAAGGCAATCAACAAAGACTAGATTGGTACAAGGTGCTAGAGCTTCACGGCGGATATACAGGTACCAGTAGAATACATTTTACACAACCCAGCGGCTATGAAATCACAGGTACATTCACCGTAAATGAAATTGATCCTACATATCTAGTAATAGACATTGATATGGACACAGTACCTAGCAATACAATATCACCTGTAACTGCCATCGTTGATCCCTACAAGTTTAATCCAATTGAAAGATTTGGAAGTATTGCTGCAATTCCTGTAGGCACAAGATACCTAGTATTAGACGATGTTAACAACAGTGTAAATGTGGGACAGACTGTGGAAAATTCAGGATGGAACAACTTTGATTCTGGGTCAACTGCTTATGACGGCCCAGATGCTTGGAAAGATCTTATAGGTAACGACACTGTGATCAAAGCCAATTCAATAATCGAATGGACTGGTACTGTATGGCAAGAAACGTTTGACCCCAGCACAGTGACAACTATTCAGTATTTCACCAACTTGACCACAGGCGTACAATACAAATGGGATGGCTCACAATGGTTGAGATCATTTGAAGGCGAATATGCTGCCGGATATTGGAGATTTGATCTAGACGCTTGATAAGTATCTAGATGCAACAACGTGCCGGTCTACTATTCCTAAGTAAAAACACTAAAAGAATTCTTCTTATTTTAGAAGACGCCAAATGGACTGTGCCTACATTTGTGAGAAACAGTAGTCTATTAGAAGATGCTGAACCGTTGTTAAATAATTTCTCAGTGGGTAAAATTTTGCCCATAGAATTGTATCTCAGTGAGGACCGTGGATTTGAATACGGCACTTATATCTGTCTAGTTGATGATGAATTTCTTACAACATCGGCTGCTACTATATGTTGGGCTACGTTAAATCATTTGCCTAAACAACTACACACAGGTTTAAAAAATACACTGAGCAATACCATAATCCGTACAAAAATTGAAACCATATTGGAGTTAGAAAATGTCAAACATACTACAAAAATCTAATAGATTTCTCAAAGACTGTGAAAGATACGAGGCAGCAATAGCCACTATGCCAGAGGGCAATGTAAAAAATGAAACTGTGCAATTGTTACAAAAATTAACCTATAGCATTAAAAAACTTGATAACATGCATCTAGAAATGGTATATTCTAGACAGTTGCCTACCATGGGTGGAGATATGAAACAAGAAATTACAGATTTAAGAAAAAAATTAGAAACCAGAATCAAAGACTGGTCACAGGCACAGCAAAATTAGATAGTACCGAAATTCTTAACGACGATAGTTCCTACCATGGCCGCGTGGCTTGCACATTGATATCTGTAATTACCACTGATACTGTCGGGAATTTTCCAATACAACGTTCCTGATTGCTTACCCTGTGCGTTTGATCCTGTACTAACTGTACCATCGGTAGCCACATGCACTAACCCTGTATTATAATTTGTACCGGTGTTGTCCTGTATCAAGAAAGGGTGGCCGCCAGCTCCCATCAAATTAAATGCTATGGTAGTAGCATTGATGGCATATATCGTAGGGTCATCAGTGCTTCCGTATTGATCAAATCTATATGCAGTGGCTCCGTTGGCGGTTACTGTCAGCATAGTAATTGCTGGCAGATAAATTTTATCCACAGTTAATGAAGCAGAACTTGCATCACTAAGTCCTGTGAATGCTGTAGCGCCTGCCGACACCGTGCTGGTTACAGTTATAGTATCGGTGCTGGCATCGGTGGTGATCGAGATTCCTGTGCCTGCGGCTATAGTAAGAGTGTCAGTGGCCGAATCTGCTACAACGTTTGATTGACCAGCTACCGCTATAGTAGCAAAGCTATCTGATGCCGTTCCGCCGCCGGCAGCAGCGATAGTTATGGTGTCTGTGCTGGCGTTTGTTGTTATAGTTATATTCGAGCCAGCTACTAAGGTTAATGTATCTGTAGCTGAATCAGCTACCACGCTAGATTGTCCTGCAACAGCTATGGTAGCAAAACTGTCTGATGCTGTACCACCACCCGACACAGTGGCCCACGTATTATCGCCTCTCAGGTACGTAGTAGCATCTCTAGTACCCGATACTCCTAATCTTAAAACAGGCACAGTGCCGCTGGTAAGTTCAGTTGCATTTAACGCAGTAAGATTAGTGCCGCTGGCCGCTGGTAATGTTGCAGGTAGTGCCGTGAGATTTACTCCGCTTACTGCAGGTAGTGTAGCTGGGAATCGTGCATTCGGTATGGTGCCTGAAGTTAATTCAGTGGCGTTTAAGGCAGTGAGCGATGCACCACCGCCACTAAAGTTGGTAGCTGTGAGTAGTCCACCGTCTGATATAGTTGCCGAACTGTTCTGTATAATAGTACCTGTGGTACCATCATAGCGTATGATAGCATTATCTACATATCCACCGCCCGAGCTTAGTACGTCTCCTGTTCCTGCTCCCGAAGCTCCTTGGGGACCTTGGGGACCTTGGGGACCTGGAACTCCCACAGCACTGGTCTGCTGATAAGTGCCGTCTGGAAATACAATAGCGTTTCCAACTACAATATCACTGTCAAAAGATACTGTAGGAGTGAATGTGATGGTAGAACTATCTGCGGAATCTATAGTAGTTCCCACAAAAGTGATGCTACCTGTGCTGGTAGTTGAATTAATTGTTATAGTATCTGTGCCAGCATTAGTAGTAATAGTAATATTAGAACCAGCAACCAGTGTAAGTGTGTCGGCAGTGGAGTCGGCCACAACAGTGGGCTGTCCAGCTACAGATATGGTACTAAATGTGTTAGGCAGACTGCTTTCTGCGGCTACTGGCACCCAAGCTCCTGCATGAGCATAATACAGTTTGCCGGTGTCATGAACATGAGCTACCATACCGTGATAATCTACAGGAGATACCTCGGCTGTAAGATCTGCTAGAGTATCCCAATGAAACCTAATACGATTTTTTTGACCTGTGATATCAATCACGCCCGATAACACCAGCGTGTTAGTAGAGTCATCTAACCACGTTAACGCAGTCAAGTCGTTGACTTGAGATCCATTCGACGGATAATAGGCTATTTTTCCAGCCACCCCCGATTGTACTCCACCGCTAAATCCTGCTGAAGTTGCTTTGGCTAAGAAATCTGCATTAGACACATTGGTAAGACTGGCTTTGGCTAATGGAATTCCGCCTTGTCCGGATCCGTTAAACAGCCTAAGAGTATCAGCATCTCTGTCATAAAAAATTTCTCCGGAGGCACCGGTTTTTCGATTGAGGTAGTCGCTTTCTCTTGGAGTAATTCTTAAATTTTTTATAGGTACTGACATGGGAATCCAATTAACATATACATATATTTATGACAAAATTTACTTTGGGTTATCATAGCATATCTATGAATTAATGTTTCCAAATGTAAAAAATTTTGTAAGAGTAAAGTTTATAAAATTTGCCGACAAAATTACCCTGTCTTCAAAGCTGCAATTTTTTTCAGACTTATGCATCATCCATCCTGGAAAAAACAGAATCTCTCCCTGTTTTACTGGAACTGAATAGTACTCTTGCAGTGAACTAGTTTCATGCAGATTTTTAAGAGCATAATGCGGATCTTGAAATTGAGTAAATCCTGATTGATCTGGTAAAGAAATATATGCTACACAACTTATCGAGCTGAATCCGTGATTATGCGGAACAGTTTCTCCGGTATGTCCGTGCCGATTTATCCAACTATTGCCTATATAAAATTGATTGCTGGTGTCTAGATTCCATTGCTTTAATATATGATTGCTTTTTTCTTCCATCCACTTAAAGAAATCTATGAAGGCCGGGTGTCTATGTGGTGCATTATTTTGATTGTCCACTGTGCTTTGAGCATCGCCTATTTCTAAGTTGGTGTTTAAGTCTGTGGCAGCATGTAACATTTCATAAGCGGCAGCAAGATGCTTATCTGTAAATTCAAAATGATCTCGAAAAATTACTGGCGGAAAGGGAGATACTGGGCTAAGACTCATAGATATAATTGTGTTAATGGCAAATTGTTGATTTTCCCCTTAACAAAAGTGTTGAAGCTTAGAGTAATTCTAGGTTCATTTCCGTGATAGGGTTCTACCAAATGCTCTACGTTAGAAGGAAAAATTATAATGTTGCCAGCAGTTGATTGAAAAGACCAACTTTTTGAATTGTATATCGATGCATCAATCACTTGAAATTCTAAAGTATCATATTGACTAGTTATTAATTTTAAGTGTCCCGAATCAGCATCGCCAGATAATGTTACTACACCCGATAATATCGAATTTGGATGCCAGTGCCTATGATGACTTTGGCCTGCTTCGGTTTTATTCAGCCATGATTCTGTAATATAAATTTCAGTATCTGTAGATACTCGCATAACACCGTAAAAATAATCAGCAAGTTTATTTCCTATCTCGTCTAGCATATTTTTGAAAGGCTCTGTGCTTAAAATATTTTGACTTTCGCTAATCCAATTTTGATAGTTTCTTGCCCATTTTACAGATGATAAGTCGACGTCCACACTTGTTATTTTAGATGTTAATATAGGTTTTGAAAAGAGGGGTATGAGTTCGTCATGATTCATGTTAAAGTACCGAGTAATATGATATATAGTGTTAGTAAACAATTTAAGTGGGATTTATGAAAATACAAAAAGATATAGCAACTTGGGAAAATTTAATTGATGTCACCGAGTGCAATGATATTATAGCTAGATATCACGCCTTGGAAAATTTGCAATTGTCTTTTCCCAGATTTGAATCGCCCGGTCATATTAAACAGGATAGGGCTGTATTTGTATTATCAGATGATTCTATGCGACTGACTCCAGACCTCACGATACTGCATCCATTCTTAAAGAAATTTTGGATCTGCTGGGAATCATATCTCAAACATTATAGTGTATTAGCTGAAACAGGCAAGCATTTTGTAAGATCCATGAAAATACAAAAAACATTACCCAGTGAAGGCTATCATATTTGGCATTTTGAATCAGACGGTCTAGAAAGATGTTCTCGAATAGCTGCCTGGTCTTTGTATCTCAATACAGTAGAAGAGGGAGGAGAGACCGAATGGTTGTATCAAAGCATTCGGATACCTGCCACGGTTGGCACATTAGCTATATGGCCAGCTACTTATACACATGCTCATAGAGGAAATCCTCCATTAGCAGGAGAAAAATATCTACTTACAGGTTGGATCGAGTGGTAAATGGAAGTAATAAAACTATTTCCTATAGAATTTTTTAGATTTACTAACCAACAATTTTGCTCTTTGGAGATTGTTGACTACATCCAGTCACTAAATGTTTCTCCAAAATTTAGTAGTAATATAAGCTATCAAATTCCGTTACATCGAGATCAAAAACTTGCTGGATTATTTGATTGGTTTCATATTTGTCTAGAACAGATTAGAGATACACAAAAATATGATTGCGATAAATTTAATATTAGTTCTAGTTGGTATAATCAGAGTTTGAAAAATCGAGGCATGCATCAAACATATCACAAACACACCAATAGTTTTTTTAGTGGAATCTATTATCTATCTGGTGGGTCTCCTACAGTATTTGAGGATCCTGTTATTCCACGAACCATGACACAGTTAGAGGTGTTAAGGAAAGATCATTCGCCTTTTGAAAGAACCATGGCGGTTCCGGGAAGTTTGATTATTTTTCCTAGTTATGTATTTCATCATTCTCCGCCTCACGTAGAAAACTTTGATAGGCATGTTATTAGCTTTAATGTATTGCCCACCGGCAAAATTAATTCAAGTGCCGATGCAGATGCATCTATAATTTTGGAGTTACAATGATCAACACACTGGGAATATTAGGAGCAGGAAACGCAGGATTGATATCAGCATTGATGCTGAGAGCGTGTTTTACTGATTTGCCAATTACTGTGATCAAATCTACTAAAATTGGAGCTATCGGAGTGGGCGAAGGATCAAATGAACACTGGACAGAGTTTTCGAGACTTGTTAATATATCTGTAAATGATATTATTGTAAATGCTGGCGCAACATTCAAACACGGAATAAAATTTGTAAACTGGAAAAATGGCAATGATACGTTTTATCATAGCTTGCCCGAGTGGTTTGTTTCTCAAGATACCTATACCGGCTTGCCGTTTACTCTTATGAATTTTGTGGCTAACAACATAGAACCAAAAAAAATTGTTTATGATCTAGCACTCGAAGGTAAGATTGCAGGCCCGTTAGGTGCAGGAGTAGGTCAATTTCACTTTGACACATTTAAATTAAATGTTTTTTTAGAAAAATTATGTATTGATCGCAACATTAAAATTATAGAAGACACAGTTGTTAGAGTCAAATTAGATGAATCAGGCAATGTAGATAGCCTTATAGGCGAAGAATATAATCATCAATTTGAATTTTATATTGACACAACCGGATTTGAAAGAGTTATACATAAACAGCTAGGTAGTAAATGGATATCGTATCAAAATCATTTACCAACAAATTCAGCGATAGCATTTCCATCACCCTTGGATAAAAAAATAAGCACGTTCACTACAGCCGTTGCCAGAAAGCACGGTTGGAGTTGGCAAGCACCAGTGCAAGAAAGATACGGAAACGGATATGTTTTTAACAACAACTTTGCCAATGTCAACACTGTGCTCGATGAATTGCAGAAAGAGTATAAAGATAAAATTAAAATAGCAAAAGTAATTGATTTTACCCCAGGTAAAGTAGATAAATTTTGGATTAAAAATTGTGTGGCGGTTGGATTATCTGGAAGTTTTATCGAACCTTTAGAAGCAAGTAGTATAGGGGCTACTATAAATCAAATAAAATGTCTAGCGAGTTCTCTAGTGTGTTGGTCGAAAGGGGATCAGTTTATAGAAAGAAAGTATAACAAAACTTTTGATAGAGTATATGAAAATATTTTAGATTTTGTACAACTACATTATCTAGGTCAGCGAAAAGACACAGAGTTTTGGCGCTGGTGCAAGAACGATATGATACTGACTGATTTCAATCGCGAAACCATTGACTATTTTAAAGACAACTTTGTAAGTTGGAATTTCTTTCATGAAAACAATTATGAATTATTCGACGAACTAGATTGGATACAGGTCATGCACGGTCTTGGCTTATTCAATAATGAAAAAATAAAAGAAAAATATTTGACTAATTTCCGGGTTTGGCAAAAAGTAACTGAAGAAGAGCTAAGTAGAGTACCGTCAGAAAAAACTTGGCAATTTCTTTCCCAAGAAAAAACTATAGAGCTTATTAAACAACAATACACATGATAAATTCACTTTGCATCCTAGGAGGTGGCAGCAGCGGCCTAATTGCGGCGTTGATGTTTCGCAAAGCATATCCTAAGTTAAAAATTACCATAATCGAATCCTCGAAGATCGGCATTGTCGGTGTTGGGGAAGGTACCACAGAACACTGGAGATTCTTTGTAGAATATTGCGATATTCCCCTCCACGAATTATTTGAACAAACGGGAGCCACATTTAAAATTGGAATAAAATTTACCAATTGGCATGGAGATGGCACTCATTATTTCCATAGCCTCTTACAAGACTATGGAGGAGTTGATCCCAAAAGCGACATTGCATATACATGGTTCAAAATGATAGGAGAAAAGTGGGACCCGCTACACACATTAGGTGATGGCAGTCAAAAATCAAGACATTACGAGCCATTGCACAATAATATCAACCAGTTCCATTTTGATACTGTAAAATTGAATAGCTTTTTGCATAACAAATGTGTTGAGCGAGATATTGCAGTAATTGACAGCGTAATTAAAGAAGTAAAATTAGATCAGAACGGATACATTAGTAGCCTCGTTGACGCTGCTGATCAAGAGCATGTTTATGACTTTTACATCGACTGTTCTGGGTTTAAAAGAGTTATCGGTGATCAGTTGGGATTATCATGGGTTGACAAGAGTGAATTCCTTCCCATGAACAGTGCTATAGCATTTCAAACTCCATATCAAGAAGATATTCCGTCATATACAGAAGCAACAGCGTTGAGCAGCGGTTGGAGCTGGAGGATACCTACTCAGGAAAGATTCGGAAACGGATATGTGTATTGCAATAGTTTTATCAATGACGATGCAGCTATTTTAGAAATTACAGAACATTACAAGAGTCATTTAGGAATAAGTGATATTGCAATAGGAAAGAAATTTAAATTCACAGCAGGACATGTAGATAAATTCTGGGTTAAAAATTGTGCAGTCATTGGTCTTAGCGGTATATTCGTTGAGCCTTTAGAAGCCAGCAGTATTGGTACAACCATACAGCAATGTGCCAATCTTGTATCATCAATGCCCCATTTTACAAAGGGTCAAGAAGCTACCGCAAGTCAATATAATAAATTAATGACCAAAGTTGCAGAAAATATTATAGATTTTATACAATTACATTATTTTACTCAACGATCAGACAGTGAATTTTGGAATTGGTGTAAAAACTCAATACGAGTCACAGATTTTAATCAAGAAAATTTAGATTATTTTAAAAAAAATAACGTAGATAACAATTTTTTTAGAGAACCTCTGCTGTTGTTTAAAACGCTTAACTTCATGCAGGTAATGCATGGGCTGAGATTAATTGACAATCAGCATTCGTTAAAAGTATACAACGACCATTTAAGAGAAAAGTACGACGGCGAAGTTGAAAAAATGCTGATTTTAAATGCTGACTTAACAGAATCTATACCGCACCGTCAATGTATTGAAATTCTCAAAAAAAGAATTCCATTGATAAAATATAAATTTTAACAGATAATTATGAAAAAAATAGTCATATTAGGAGGAGGAACTGCGGGATGGGTAACTGCACTGTACATTCAACGCTACTGGCCCAAACTTGCTATCACAGTAATTGAAGATCCCAATAGACCCCCAATCATAGCAGGGGAAAGTGGTAACACACTGTTCACTGATTTTTTAAATAGAATAAACATAAACAAAGATGATTTTATCAAGGCTACAAATGCAACACCTAAACTGGGCGGAAGATTCACTGACTGGAATGGTATTGGCACAGAATTTCTTCATGTTATGCAAACTGATCATTCACCGTGGTTAGATAATTGGGACAAATTCTTAGAAAATTCTCCAACTCTTGATATTGCGTTGAATAAAGTGTTTGCTGAAAGAATACGTAGTACGTATTTAAAAACAGTGGTGGCCAATGATGTTCCATTGCATCATATGTTTCATTCCGGTGAATTTATAAGACAAAATAAAGTTCCACTTGGTAGTTATAGTCAATTACCCTGTGTTCCTATGTGGCATTTTGACAGTCGTGCAGGTGCATTGTGGTTTAAAGACATCGGATTAAAACGAAATTTAGAAGTGATCCTTGGTGAATATGTGGACGGTGAGCGAGACATTGACGGTGCCGTGACTAAAATTATTTTAAAAGACGGTAGGAAAATTGAAGGAGATTGGTTCTTCGATTGCTCTGGTTTTTCTAGATTGCTTATCAACAAATTATTGAAAGTTGAGCAAATTGATCTCAGTGAAAATTTTCCTGCAAGAAGTGTGGTGGCTTGGTGGTCAGACTCAGTACCGTCTCTAACTACCAATGCTATTGCTATGCAACACGGATGGTCGTGGAATATAAATCTAAGGCACAGATCAGGAAACGGCTATATCTTTGATCCGGACTGTACTACATTAGATCAAGCCATTGATGAAGCATCAACTAGATTCAATAAAAAAATAGAACCGGTGGCAAACTTTACCTATACTCCGGGAATATCTAAATTACACTGGAAAAATAATGTTATTGCAGTCGGACTAAGTTCTGGATTTCTTGAACCGCTAGAAGCCAACGGGGTTGCAGTTATAATAGAAGCCATGTATGCATTATCGGATCATTGGCAGCCTGATAAATCAACAAAAGAACAGTCACAACAAATTGAAAAATTTAATAATAGAATGTTTATGATCTATAACGATATCAAAGATTTCTTAGCCCTGCATTACAGAGGAAAAAGAAACGATAGCGAATATTGGAAAAAATTAAAGGATCCGCATACTATTCCAGATTCTTTAAAAGAAAAGCTTCAAGCCTGGGAAGAATTTTATTACAAAGACGGTATTGAACCCCAGTGTTTGGGATATTCCGAGGCCGCTTGGTTGATGGTATTACAGGGTTTAGAGTGTTTTGATCACTCAGTGCTACAGCAGCGGCTGGCTGCTCGTTCTCAAGAAACTTCCGGAATAGAAATCATAAATAAGAGTAGAACATATTACAAACAGCTGGTTGATCCATTTTATACACTAGACGAATGGATGGAAAAATCGGCTGTTAACAACAAGGAGCATTAAATGTCGGATAATTTAAAAACATATGAGATTTTTTTACGAGAGTCTTTGACTTCTCTTAAAATTGTAAGAGAAACATGTCAAGCAGCAAATATCAAAGAAGCTCAAGCACACTTTCAAGCAACTTACGGAAACGGAAGAACTGTTGCAGGCCCGAATTTAGTCAAACAATCTAACTAAATTTTTCCAGCTTGCTTGTCAGCAGCAATAACTCTAGCTACTTCTGTTCTTACTGCAGGGCCGACATAGTCATAGGGTAATCCTAGACTTGGCCTTGTATCCCATTTTAACCAAGATAAATTTCCTGCAACTTTTACATACTGTAAAAAACATTGTATTTGTTTTTTTCCGGTAAATTCGTTGCGCCAATGTTCTTGAGCGTTGCCTTTATAAATTACAATATCCCCTTCATTGAGACTAATTTCGTGAGTCACACCTTGCTCTGATTTAATAAACAACGGCCAATCTACTTGATCTTTTTGTATACATACACTTATGCTTATTTCGCTGCTTGATCGATCGAAATGAGGATCTAATCTACTACCAGTGTAATAAATCCTTGCATAAGAATAAACCGGATATAATTTTTCACCTACTATATTTTCTATCACAGGTAATAGATAAACAGATAGTGCTTCAAAACACAGAGGAGCATACCGTGCGAATGAATTGGGCGATCCGTCAGCCATTGATGTATTTGGATATATCACAGAGCAACACGATTCCTGCATTTCGTATTGTATTGCACACAGCTTGCATATTTCGGCAGGAACTGCACCGGATAAAAGTTTATAATCTTCTTGCATCATAATGGGATGAAAGATAGGTTGTCCCAAGGAAGGTGTATATTTTTAACAAAGCCATTGTTATTAGTTGAAACTATGTCAAACCCCAAGGTGATCCGTGTTCCTTCATATCTCTCATGTGCTACAACTTTGTGTTGGCGATAGCCTGGTCCGAAATATATCTGGCCTGCTGTGTTTTCTATTGCGTAATCTTTGAAATCGGTATAGGTATTTTTTGGATCGATGGATATATAACCGTGATAATCAAATACATGGCCGTGCCAATCTAACCGATCTAATTCTTCGTAGGTTATATAATTCACCCAGCATTGCAACCACAGTTCTGTATCTGTGCCCAACTGTTGTTTTATCACACCCTGCAGTTCTTTGAATACTTTGTAAAACACAGTTGACGGTCCGGCTAGACTAAAAATATTATATCTGTCATACGACCATGTTGAATCAGTGCTGGGGTACATTTTTTCAAATGTTTTATGAGCTTCGTGTGTATGTATAATAATATCTTGAATATTATTTTTAATATATTCTGATTGATAGATGATATAGTTATTCATGATGGAATTATAACATTTTCTAGATTTATGTTTATAACACTCCTACACTTGTTTACAATAGGCCAGGATGATGTGTGATAATATTTTCCTTCAAATATCAGCACTTTGCCTTTTTTTGGAGTAATTCTTCTTTTGATTGTAAAATTACCAGAAAGTGATTTGTCGATATCTGATTGGCCGCTGTTGTAGTCATCGTTGGTCTCGTTAAAAATCACAGTGTCACCGTCACTGTCATTTACATAATAAATTGCAACCCAGTGTGGCCGCCATGTATCTATATGCGGAAGATGATGTTGTAACGAGGATCCTGCACTATTAAGAGTGAGATTGGCTCGCATACGCACAAGATTGTTAGAAATAATACATGGATGGCTCGTGATGCTTAACACCAACGGATACATAGCTTCAAAATATGCTGAAGGCTTTCCTGCTTCAAGGAACAAATGATTAAATCCTTGATGATTATCTACTCGCTGTAAAAATTCTTTATCAGGACTGACTAAATTTGGATTGTAATACCAAGGGAAATTTGATCCTAACATGATTTTTTCGATGTGATTTTGATAATCTATAGGAATTATATTTTCAATTTCAAATATGTTATCGTTCATATCGCTGTTCCAAAAAAAGTTATTGTAAGTCTGCTGCTTTCTAAATCGTTACCAAACGTTCCTGCAGGGGCATGCCACACTGCCGGATCAAAAATAATCATTCTGTTATAGGCATTTTCTACTGTTATTGTTTCTACTAGCTCACCGCTAGTTGTTTTATTAAAAAATACAGTGCCGGAGTTTGCTGGGGCACGCTCATTTAAATAAATTATTCCTGCTACATTATAAAAAGGTTCGTCCTGATGTGCATTCTTTTTGAATTCATTTAACTCAGTGTAAGCAAATTGTATTTTTAATCTTTGAAAATTAGTTTTTTTGTTGACATGTAGCACTATTTTTTCTGCTAGTGAATGAAACATACCGTCATTTAACTCATCTAGAGTCTTGGTTTTTTTACCAGGATACCCCGAATAATCTTTTAGATATTCCTGTTGTAATGCAAAGATTCGCCACATCCCAGGTAATTCTAAAAAATTATCAACAATTTTAAAATGTTGTTTAATGTTAGGTAGCATTTATCTCACCTTGAAAAAGAATACATTAGTTAGTCTAGTATCTTCTTTGCAAGTTCCAAAAAAATTATCTGCGCTATGCCAATTTCTAGTATCAAAAATAATACATCTATTATATACATTTCCTATTCGTATAGTAGGACTAAAATGCGATCGTTGCTCTAGTCGATATTTTGCAAATTTACTTCTTTCTTCTTCAGCGGAAAATACATCTTCCATAAAAATTTTGGAATACTTGTCTCCGTTGAAGTCTATATTATCTGCATATAATGTAGTACCCGACTCTACTGGTGCATTTGGTGACAGGTAGATCAGACCTGCGACATGCAATTTTGGATCGTCATCATGCACCCATCCAGTTCCCCAGGTCTTATCAATTAACTGAAATCCAGTCTGCATGTCATACATTTCATTGACACCATACTCTTTGATTGCTTGGAAAATTTTTCTAATCAACAAGTTGTATAATTCTAAGTTAGAGTTGTGTAATAATTCACTCCGTAGTCCTGGCCAAGTTCCTCGTTCGCCTTTAAAAAACTCTTGGTTCAACGCCCATGATCTGACTAAATCTGGCGCTTCAAAAAAATTATCTAATATAATAGTTGGAAAGTAAGGATGCAAGTCTCTATTTTTTAAGTCAAGACGGTTGATCATCATGCGACTGTTGACTTCTTCTTGCAGATATTTTTCTACAATACTTTTCATTTGATGTTAGCTGAAAAATTTATAGTACACACTAGTCGTTTATTAAAAACTTTTGGGCAGGTGCTTGCATGATAATGAAGTCCGTCGAATACTACAACTTTACCTTTTTTCGGTTCTGCTTTATGCAGCGGATAATACTTTTCGGCTTTTGCAGTTTCTCTAAAAATTACTGTTGATCCGTCACACTCATTTAGATAGTAGACTGCGGTCCAGTGCGGGGTTTCCATATCTCTATGAACTGCATTATGCTGATACGGACTTCCTGCAAATGCATATTTGGTGTTAAGTAGAAAACCCAATCTTATTCTATGAACGATAGTCAATTCCATGTTTGCTTGATCTACTATGGCATTAACTAAGGGTTTGAAGAAATCAGCATAGGGATTTTGTGAGTTCCCAGGGTGATAGATTAAATTTCCAAATGCGGGAGTAGATGATGTTTTTTCGGTGACTTTTACGTTAGTTGTATCTTCCATAAAGTGCCAAGGAAATTCTATATCTGTGACTAGATTATAAATTTTATCTTGATATTCTTGATCTATAACATTGTTAATTTCTAAAGGTTTAAACATTATTTTTCCAACTTACAAACTTACTTATTACAGTATGTGACAACGACTACGATATATTGGTGTGTTGATCGTGCTTATATCATTTACAAAAAAAACTAAGGTAAGTCTTTCTTGATCATTTTCTCCGTGATAGTCTTGAGCAGAATGTATGATGTGAGAATCAAAAGTTACCATCCTATTATATTTTGCATTTATAATCACGCTGTCATTGAATTCATTATTATTACGCTGTCTAGATAACTCAACATCTTCCTCGGATACTAAATTTTTATAAAAATTTGTTTTGTCTGTCTGCTTATCGTTTAATCTTGAATTAGACCAAAGAGATCGTTTATCTAGTAACACTGTTCCACTATTTGGTGCGGGGATTGGATTTAAGTATACAATTCCGGTAATTGTTACTCCGATGTCGTTGTGTGCCCAACCTTTACCGTATTGTTTTCCAATCTTTTGAAATCGTGCATCAACAGTCCACCCCAGTTTCTCAACAGCAAAAAATAAAGAAAAATATTTTCTTGCAAAAATGTCAAAAATATCATTGTCTATTAAATGTAGTGATTTGGTTCTAGTCCCAGGCCAATGTCCGGTAGGGTCTGGTAAAAATTCTTGAGCTAGTGCAAACTCCCGCACAGCGTCGGGATCATCAAAAAAATTATCTACAACTGTTAGAGGAATTACATGCATCATTGTTTCCCTATACTATACCAATTTCTATCTGAACTCTTAGTTGGCAAATCGCTGGGGTATTTGGTCCAACATGGTATGCTTAGGCTTATTCTTTTCGAATCAGGATAAGCAACATGGTAGCATCTCGAAGGAATGTATAGTGCATCTCCGGGTTCTAGTTCAACATCTATTGCTGCTTGCAAATCACTTTCATTGATTTTTTTATCGTATCGTTGATTATTCAACGTTCCAATTTGATATAGACTAGAAATTCTGTTGTGGAACACTTTCCACCTGGTTTTTCCTTCAACCTGTACAATAAAATTCACAGGATAATCGTCGTGGATGGGAAACGAATTAGATCCCTCTAAACCACAATACACATGTAAGGCAGCATTTACATCAAATAATTTTTCAAATATTTGCACTAACTTATTGGTTGTTTCGCTATACGAAGCGTAATTCATTATTACTAATCCGTGACCGCGCCTAACTTTGTCAAATAGAAACCCTTTATCTTGAACTTGGTGATCCCATACCCATGTTTTGTTGGCTTGGGGTATATCGATCTTCATGTTAGAATCTTTATCAATTAATTCAAAATTAAAAATTTCTGGACGATTCAGGCAGCTTTCAATATCAGTCCACGAGGCAATAGCAGCAACATCTAAAATAAATTTTTTAAAAAAATGAGGAGTATCGTTTTTTAATAAATCAGTTTCACTTAATATTTTTTGCCCAATAAAGTCCATCTATTTTCCTCATAAGTTTTACATTAAATGAAATAGAAATTCTATCATTTTTTGTTCCATTTCTCTCAACACCGTGTGGTAAATATCCAGGAAAAATGATTAATTTTCCCACCTTTGGCTGAAACGATATAGCCGATGCACTGATTGGAGTATAATTATTAACTCTAGCTTGCGATGCTACTATATAGTCCTGCGAATAACATTTATACAGATTAATTGGTCCCTGTCCCGGTTCGGCTTTTACATAAAAAACTCCAGATATAAATGCATTATCGTGTATATGGACAGAGTTGGTATGATGTTCTCCGTTGATGTTTACCCACATATTTCCAATGCTTAGAATACACTCGTCCTCGTCGTATCCGTAATCTCGAACACAATTTACTGCCTGATTTAATATTTTTTTATGTAGATCTGCTAGTTCTGGATATTGATCCGGATAAAAGTCTTGTGATTGCCACCCGCCTTGATTACTGAATGTTCTGCCCTTAGGGTCTTTGTTGTGCAGATCATAACATAGTTTTAATATTGGCTCAATTGCAATGTCATCAGTGTCTTCCCACCAAATAGGCGTAGGAAAATATAATTCGTATCTCATATTCTAAAATAATCCCTTAAATTTAAATTGTTACTTATTAAATGAGAAAAGGCAAATGTATGACTCCATCTAAAATCAACATTTGGTGAAATAAAAGGAGTATGGCATGTGTTGGCTTGATACATAGATAATGTTTTTTCTTTGGTAGGAACACTTCCTAGATACTCAAACCCCCATCTAGATAATTCGCTGTCTGGAGTGTTAAACCATCCTATATTTTTTGTAGGGATTTCTGACATAGCCCGCCATTCTTCATGCATCTTGTGCTTTGTATTAATTTGAAAGTCGTATATTAAATCTTTTACCTCTCCGTGATACTTATAGATTTTTGTGCAACTGTCTTGCAGTTCGTGATTCGTAAACCATAAATTAGCCACCATTCCATGCTCATAATCCATATGAGGAATTCGCCAGCAACTAATAGGGTTAATGGAAGATTTGAAATATACATTGCCCCATTCGTGTACTTGCGGTTCATATACTGGAGTATCGATCTGTTGTAAATAAAAATTTCTTACCAATAGACAAAGATCTTTGTGAACCCATTCCGGAACATGCACCGTATCAAATGGATTGGGTTGGATGGAGCTAGACAAACTATTGCTTTTTTGGATAGGAAAACAATTTATGACATTTTTAAATAATTCAAACCCGTCATTAAGAAACGGATCGTCAACGACCCAATAGCCGATGTTATATCCTAGATCTACAAATTCAAATTTCCAGTCCGTTAACGGTTTATATTTTATAATTTGATTAAAACTATTAGCGTCTGGATCACATCTTTTAAAATTTATCATTGTATGTTGAACGTTATCACGTATCTATCTTCTGAGCTTAAATTAGGTTGCACATAATGTTTTAAATATCCAGGGAAAATTAATACATCATTTGTAGTTACAGAAACTTCTTGGTAAAGATGTTGTTCGGGAAAGATAGGCCAAGCCGATTTATGATATTCTAGAGGATCTTTAAAAACAATGTTTCCTGAATTAGATGGACAATTTAGATATGCTGAAACTACGAAAGTAGAATTATTGTGGTTGTGCTCAATAGTTTCTCCTAGCTCTTTGTGAAGGTTGATCCATGAGTTAGTAATTCTATAATCTGCAGATTGAAAGTTTAGATCTCTAGCTATTCCAAGAATAATTATATCAAGCCAATCAATAAAATGCTGAAATTCAGGCCAATGATGCGGTTGCATATCTTTGTCACAACCAACTGTTGACCACGCAGCATTTTTTTCTAATAGACTATTTGTTTTTATTTGCGAAAACAAATAATTTACTTTAGTTTTAAGCAAATTCCAATCAAACGAATATTGATATTTCCATAAGACTGGTTGAAATAAATTTATCGAGCCGTAGGATGATTGATCAGGCGGTTGATGCATCGCATAATTCAACTGCTAGTTGCAATCCCATCAAACAGCCTTCCATTTTTAACACATCGCTGGACAGTTCTTGTCTTTTAGAAAAATCAATGGCAGTAATTCCATAAGGGTTCAGTTTAACATTGGCGAAATCTACTTCTAGATCTTGCAATTCTTTTTGGAATCTTGCGTGTTCGATTTCAACCGCAGCAATTTTATCCAGTAATGATTGTTTTAGTGACATAATTTATTTCCTTTTTGTGTAATTTTTTAAAATCTTAGACAGTCTATTTAATCTTGCAGATAAAGAATCGGTCTTCATTATGGCACAGTTAGATGCATATACCCATGCTCTTTCTCTCACCCAGTCTTTGCTGTCGGCTTCATCAATAATTGTCTCGTATGTTCCTGCAGACAGATATTCACGTTTCATGGGAATAATATGGCACAGCGGTGTTCCAGCTTTTACTAGTGTTTCACCATGACGTTTTTTCCAAAACAGCTGAATATTTAAGTTGTACCCGTATCTACTATCTAAGATTCCTGTGGCTGAAAAAAATCTGTCTTCGTTGTTATAATGCACTGGCATCATTATAAAAACTATATCATCAGATGCTTCTACACGCCACGGCGTTTCTATTTTTACAATAGAACTCAAGACTTCTGAGGGATCGTCTAACAAGCACGTGGTTTGATTAGGGCCATGTACTGCTGAAACATATCGTGCTACATCAGGCGGATATTCGGGTCCGGTTTTGAATCTCCACGGCTCTCTCCAGTCATATGAAATTCCTAACTCATCTACTTTGATTATAAAATCAGCTGGTGCAGGCAATATCCAGCCTGTTGAAGTAAGTTTGAGGATCCCCGGACAATTTTTAGTCGACATCACATTAGGATCTTCTGGCCAGGCTCGATATTTTCGATTCAACTGTTTAGATGGATATATAGGAAATAGTGTTGTAACTCCTGGTTCCATAGAGTAGAATCTTACCCAAGGCTTCTTTTTCCAGATTTTTCCAAATAATTTCTTACACAGAATGCTCATCAACACCGCCATATATATTTTGTTTTAAAAATTCGTAGTGTGACGGACAATTTTTAACATATTCTATTACATAGTCTTTGTATTGTTCATAGTTGCGCCTTGTTACGTTTAATTCTTGAGTCTTTAGACCAGTCCAATCTTTGTAGTACACTAATGATTTAAGAGATTCAGGCCTAATACCTTGTCCTGCTGCAATATACATAGCGCCTTGCATATCAGGGGGATATATTTGATTACTTGTAACGTTTCCTATCAAATTAGAAAAGCCTCCGTTGGTGGTCATAAAATCATTCATCATGTCCGGAGAATATTCATTTATTTGTGTACACCAACGCCAGTATGGAGTATCTGTTCTCATGCTAAACGCATAGTGCATAGCAACAAAATCTTTAAATATTGTAACTTCTCTATCAACGGTTAAATTAAATCCGTCTTTTTCGATTCTAGAAACATAACCATTTCTTCGATTTAAAATTTCTACCAGCTTTAAAATATTTTCATGTGTGGTAAGCAGTCCTGTAGATTCCAATGGTTCGACAAATCCATAACTTAACCCGATACCTACTACGTTTCCTACCCAGGCTCGACGGCGCTTGCCATGTGAAATATTTACAGGAAACATTTCTGCTTGTTCTGCAATTTCAGGACTGTGTTTTATAGCCAAGTGAGCGCGGAATTCTTTTTGCGCATCTGCCGGGGTTACGAATCTTGTTGAAAATACATAACCTGTGCCAATTCTATTCCACAGCGGAATATTCCACACCCAACCATTGTCCAATGCATGACAGTCAGTGACATTGTGCATTTCGCGTTCTCTATCAATGTATGGTAAACGACATGCCCAAGCCATGTCGTTAGCAAGACTGTCTTTAAATGGCACAAACTGTGAGCCCATCCAGTTTTCTAACAAAATAGATTTAAAGCCAGTACAGTCTATCCACAAATCTGATTGAAGCTCATGACCATTTTCAGTAAATATCTGAACGATATTTCCTAATTTATCTTTTTTATAACTGTGTACATCACCGTGTAAATGTTTAACACCATTGGGTAATGCTATTTTATCTCGCAAATAGTTTCCAAATAGTGCAGCATCCATGTGATATGCAGTATCGTATTTGAAATTGAAATTTCTCAATACTCCTTGCTCATTCTTTGATTGTTTGTTATATTTGGCCAACATGGTATTTCCTGTGCAGAAAAATTCTGCAAAAGACTCGGGTCCAAATTCATCGGGAAATACTGCTGCAAGATCGCCCCAAGAAGCTAGTCCATTAGGTTTATCTGTGAGATCAAATCCGGGAGCAAACGGATACTCAAATGATTCGCCTTTGCCTTCTCTAAAATTAGTGAATCGAATGGAGTTTTTGTATGTGGCATTACACGCTGCCATCCAATCCTCATCTTTTAAATCTAACATGTGTAAAAACTTATTAATATGTCCTAGCGTACTTTCGCCAACGCCCACAGTTTTTATTTTTTGAGATTCGATGAGTGTGATTTTTAAGAATGGGCATAATTTCGATAGGGCAGCAGCGGTCATCCACCCAGAGCTTCCGCCGCCGACAATTGTAACTGTTTTAACGTTCATTGTGTATTCCTTGTGTGAGTTATTTATAGATGTAAAAGTAATGGATCCGCTATTGTGGTAACGACTGCTGAACCTATTCGCTTAAATTAAAAGCAAGACTGATTCTTGGTTCGGCGTTATTATGAGGAAGTACCGCGTGTCGTAGATTGCTGCGAAAAACTACAAGCTGTCCTTCAATTGGCACATACACTGCTGCGGTGCTATTTAATTCTGTTTCTTGACTGGTTTTTATTGGACGCATATCAGACATAGCAAGACTGTTTTCAAAAATTAATTTACCACTGTTAGGTGGGATCGATATGAAATACACCGCACTGAAATCAAGCCTCGGATGTATGTGCGGTTCTTGAAAATCACCTTTTTGATAAATGTTAGCCCAACATTGCTTAATTTTGTAGGATGATGTGCTGTTGTAATGTTTTGAAAATTCAGTGACTTGATCAACAACCCAATTAGAAAACGTATCTACCTCCAGACTAGAGCTTGCCAACGGATTTATTGGGCCTAGTTTATGTTGTTTGGTCCAAAAAGGCCAACCATCAATTTGCTTTCCCTCTGTGGCTGGCAGAGAACTAGGTAACATTTTCAATAATTCTTTTTTTAAATCAGCATGCTTGGAATATATTGAGTGATATATTCCAGTCGGAAACCAATAATTTATCATGCAGTATTTATTGAGACAAAAAAACACCCTAGAATTTCTAGGGTGTGTAGGTTGAATTTATAAATGTTATTGCGAATTATATCCCTTCCAACCTGGATACCTAGTCCAAGCAGGAATTTCAACTGTGGAAGGTCTGCATTGTTTGTCTACACTTGGCTCAGAGGTAAGAGCTTCTGCTTGTAAATATTCTTCAGTCATTGTCGCTGGATCTGGATCGGCAGGCGGACGCTCAATCATGGTCTTAACTGTAGCAATGTGATTATACCAATCGCCGTCAGTGCTCAAAACACCATTTTGTCTAATGTCATGATAGATCAAATCCAATTGTTGTTCGATCAGTCCATAGGCTACCTTTCTAGCTACCTTTCTATCGGTGTATGCAGCATCTCTTTCCACCCATATCATTTGCTGTTGACCTGGACTCCATTCAAGAGTCCACTCTCGTTGAATGTTATCTGGTGCATCAACCCAGGCTATAGTGGCATCGGGTCCTTCATAAATTTGAAAATCCTCGCCGGGATCTACAATATCTTGTACATATCCCTGATAAGTAACAATCGCTTTTTTCATATGATATCCTTAACTTTTTTATTTATATTCTTCAACTACTATTATGCCAGGTCTGCCATCAGAACCTCTGTGGCCTCCAAAATAACCGCCTGAACCGCCTGTACCTGGAGCTGCGTGACCTTGGTGATTATGTGTAAAGTTACCACCGTTGGGGTGACCTGAAGGGGCTGCGCCACCAAAGTGAGTGGCTCCTCCCATACCAAAGCTGTGATGATGATCACCGCCCGACCCTTGATGAAGATTTAGATTTCCACCAGAACCAGTACCGCTAACACCGCCGCAATGTTGTCCTTGTCTATTGGCGCCATGGCCGCCACCGGCGCTCATGAAAGGGCCAAAACTGGTAGTGGTTCCATCACCGCCTGCATTAGAGTAGTATGTGCCACCCCCGCCTCCACCAATGGTCACGCTCACACTGCTGGTTCCGGTGACATCGATGACTCGTTCAGAATAGCCGCCTGCGCCGCCTGATTCGCCGTGGCCACCGCCACCTCCTCCACCTGCAACCAATTTAACTCTGATAAATCTCACACCGCTGGGTCTATTCCAAGTTGAGCTACCGGTAAACACCTGCATGCCGCTGAAACCAACGGCTCTGTATTCTAATCCGTTGTTAGATGAATTTGTCATCAATACAGTATTTGCAGCGCCTACGGCAGTTAGTCCAGTACCACCAATCGATACAGGGGCTTGCCCGGTAACAGTGCTTGAGCCTAAATTTACTGAAGCGTTGGCCAGTTTGGCTGCTGTAACCGCTCCATCTGCAATATCCCCAGAAGGTATAGTTCTACTAGCAATGTTTGCATTTACCAGGCTGGCAGCAGTGATTGCAGTTGCTCCGTTTAGATTTTTTAATGTTTGATAATTAAATGGCATTTCTTTACCTATTAGTAATATTCATACACCACAACAATTCCGGGCCTGCCGTCAGCGCCTCTATGGCCTGAAAAATATCCGCTGGTGCCTCCTGTTCCAGGAGCAGAATGACCTTGGTGGTTATGTGCAAAATTGCCGGCATTGGGATGTCCTGCTGGACCAGCTCCGCCGAAATATGTGGATCCACCCATACCTGTGGACCGTTGTTCGTGACCCCCACCCGAACCTTGATGCATGTTTATATCGCCACCGGAACCAGTACCGCTCAAGCCGCCGTTGTGTTGATTGTGTCTATTGGCTCCGTGTCCCCCACTTGCGCTCATAAATGGACCAAAACTAGTAGTGGTTCCATCTCCACCTGCACTAGAGTAGTATGTGCCGCCGCCGCCACCACCGATGGTCACGCTCACACTGCTGGTACCAGTAACATCAATGATTCGTTCTGAATAACCGCCTGCTGCTCCACTTTCTCCGTGTCCACTGGCTCCGCCGCCACCACCTACCAGTATCACGTGTATAAAACGCACACCGGTTGGACGACTCCAAGTAGTACTACCTGTAAACACCTGCATGCTTCTAATTCCGGAATTTCTAAATGTCAATCCGTTATTGGTATCGTTTACACCCAGCATTAAATTGGCGCCGGCAAATGCAAATAAACCTGTACCGCCTTGAGCTGCACTAATAGATCCAGAAACCTTTGATCCTGTTAGATTAACAGAAGCTGCACCTAACTCTTGGCTGGTAACTACACTATTCTGTAGATTGGTGCTAGTTACTGCATTTGCTGCTAGATCTCCGCCTGTTATTGTATTGGCTACAAAAGAATTATTGTTGAGATTTTTTAAAGTTTGATAATTAAATGGCATGATGTCTCTTAATAGAAGTTAGTTACAATAATTATACCAGGTCTACCATCTGTGCCTCGATAGCTGTGAAAGTGTGCTCCGCCGCCACCTGCTCCGAGAGCAGAGTGTCCGTTGTGATTGTGTCCAAATTGTCCACCGTTGGGATAATTGCTGGCTGTGCCGCCACCAAAAAAGCTCTCGGCTACGGAAGAACAATCTCTTCCGTGATGGCTGTAGCCGCCGCCTGTATGAATGTTCAAGTTGCCGCCGCTTCCGGCGCCACTGACACCACCGCAGTGCTGTGCCTGTCTATTGGCTCCATGGCCGCCGCCGGCACTTACGTAAGGACCAAAACTAGAAGAGTTGCCGTTGCCGGCTGCACCAGAATAGTATGTGCCACCTCCACCACCGCCGATGGTTATACCTACTGAACTAATACTTGTAACATCTAAAAATAATTCAGCGTATCCTCCTGCTGCACCACCTTCTCCGTGGCCGCCGCCGCCACCACCTGCACCATTTACTTGAACTTTTATGTATTTTACACCAGATGGACGAGTCCAAGTCGAGTTACTTGTATAAACGTTTATGCTGGCTATTCCATGCGGTTGTTGTGATAATGCAGAACCGTCACTTTGAATTGCTCGGCCAGCACCCGAAAATGATGATATTCCAAGTCCGCCTTTAGACAATGCCAATGCACCAGTAACTACAGAACTGCCAAGTGCCACTGCTCCTGTTGCCAGTTTACTTTCAGTCACGCTTCCCAGTTCTAATCTGTCAGCAGCGATTGTGGTAGAAGCAATCCTATCTGCTGCGACGGATGCGTCTACCACTGATTGAGTGGTGTAGTTTTTTAGTGTTTGATAATTAAATGGCATAGTTTAAATTGCTTCTAATAACCAACCTCGAGTGGCATCAAAATATACCAGTGCTAATGAAGCACCTGTAGTATTTATTACCATGGTGTCATTGGTTCGCATTATTGGATTTCCATTGTTGTTAATGGTACAGGCATTAGTACCGAATTGACCATGACTGTCAGTGATTTTTATGTAATCACCCTGTCTTGGCGTTGTGGGCAAAGCCAATGTAACTGCACCACCTGTGGTATTTACCCAGTATGCGTGATTGGAGCCCAAAGTCTGGCTTGTGCTAATGGCAACGTTGGGAAATTCACCTATCACGAACCAATAAGATCCGTTCCAAATTTCTAGCTGATTTACATCAGTGTTGAAATAAGTAATACCCAACTGTGTGCTATTATAAACTGGTCGTTGTGCGGTAGTTCCCACAGCATCGTTCGGTTGAACAGATGTTGATATAACGCCCGTCGTTGTATGTCTTCCCATTTTACTATTCCTATTAAGCCGTAGCAGTTTCAATACCGTACGCCACAGCACTTACACCAACTGCACTTGATCTTACTACTAGCTTTTCACCTGCTTTAAGCACAAGTCCAGTACGCTCTAAAACACCGTTTGCGGTTAACTGTACATTAAATTCTATATATTCAGCTGTGGTAGGAGTAGCTAGACTAGCTATCGCTATCTGAATAGTACATACGGTTGCTGCTCTATTACAAACACTCACAGATAAAACTGTAAAAGTGTCCACCGGACATTCATATAGTGTGAAATTGGTTGCTGCTCCAACGACTGTAAAGTCTGCTATTCCTAATCTTCCTGTTGCCATAATGTATTCTCCATGTTTATATTTATATCAAAAAGTAGTTGAATGCTAAAGGAAGGCCAATAACTCCGCCTCTGAATTCAAAGGTAGCATTCATCTTGATTGGCCCTGCTGTCACAGTGGTTATTATGTTTGAGCTGATAAAAATACTACCTGCTGTCACAGAGTTAACATTCAAGCTGGCTCCGCCGCCGCCGATTTGTCCAGCAATAAACGCCTTGATAGCTCGTTGTGTAGGCACAATGTTGTCTGAATCTGCAGTAAAAAACGGATCTGTTGAAAATTCCGTAATTGTAGCTGATCCTCCACCTAGTGTAACGTTACCCAAATTAAGTTCTTGAAGACCTGAAATGTTAAACGCATCTGCATTCAATGTTGCAATACCAGTTGATTGTTCAATAGCAAACAAGTCACCAACTCGGAAGTTACCGTCCTGGTCTGTAGATGTAAAGAACACTCGGCCCCCACCTTGTTCCACAGTTTCATTTGCAGGAATTGGCGATTGCAGTGGTGTTCCTGGATAATTAGTATCAATAAAGCTGCCTGTGCCTATGTCTAAGAAGTCGTGTCCTGTAAGTCGAACCTGACTGTATCTCAATCGCATAGTAACGTCTGCACCGTCAGGTGGCGCTTCTGATATAGTCAGCGTAGGACTGATCTGTAAGAACGCTGTGTGGGATCCTAGATTTTCTCCAAGGAACGTGATCACATTCACCAACTTGAAAGTTCTGTCAGGCAAATGACTGAACACCACGTTGGAACCCGGTGTGGGTTGTTGAATGAGTCTGCGGGTGGCTACAAATGTACCAGATTGGAACAGATCTGAATAACCATCACCGGTGTCTACTTCGCCGCTACCTGTAACAAACTGTGTGCCTCTGTTCACAAAGCTAGGATTGGCCAATACACCACTGTTCTTTCTCACTGTTGTAGGAGATTCAAATGTATTATTGGGATCAGTAAATGTAATTGTAGGTATAGTAGCGTAGCCTGATCCAGGTTCTGTGATATTGACCTGGAACAGTTTATTAGCAGCTACCTTGGCTCGACCTCTAGCAGTAGCGCCTGTTCTGATATATGTGGATACATCACCTGTGCTGGCGCCAACACCTACAAACAAGCCGTATCTATTTCTGTTACCAAAAGTAATTGCTGAAAAACCGTTTGCTGCTGTGGATGTAGTTCTTGTAGTCCAAGTAACACCATCTGGCGATGTGGCTGCTGCTGTGGTTGTACTTACTGCAAGGAATACTCCTTGACCGTATGTGACTTTGGTCCACGATGCTGTAGCTGGCAGTGTGCTGGCTGTCCATGTGATACCATCCAAACTGTATGCAGCTATGGTTCCGCTGGTATTTGAAATAGCAACGAATCTATTATTACCATAGGCAATGCTGTTCCAGTTTGAGCTAGAAGGCAATGTGCCTGCAGTCCATGCGCCTGCGACTGTGGTCGATGTGGCATAATTAGTCACGTTAGTACCGCTCTTGATTGCAACGAATCTGTTTTTGCCGTAGGCGATAGCTGTAAACCCAGTAGTAGTTAATGTACCAGTTTGATCCCAATTTTCACCGTCGTTGCTGATTCTTACTGTAGTTACATCACTGCTGACTGCTACGAATTTTTGTGCACCAAATGCCACACCAACCCATGTAGCAGAAGTCTGCATACTGGTTGCTGTCCATGTTATACCGTCGTCGCTGTATGCGCCTGTGGTGTTAGCACTGGTGCCTGCAACTGCTACGAATTTGCTGACTTTACCTATTGTAGAACCGTCGTCAAATAATCCTGCGGTCATTGCTGACCAGTTAGCAGCACTAGGCATCAAACTGGCTCTAGTGGTCCACGCTACTCCGTCTTCTGAAGTTGCACCCACTGTGCTACCACTTCTTAGAGCAACATATCTACCACCTATTCCGTAGCCTGAATGATCAAAGTCTAAAATGGCGCCTGTGGTGGAATTAACTGCGGTAATCGTGATAATCAAATCGTTAGCGGTTGTAGTGCCGCCTAGGCTAGTGCCCAAAATTGTTATGGTCTGTAATCTTGTATAACCTGTGCCTGCGGCCTGCAAGGACGGAGTATATTTCCATCCATTACGTATCACCATGAATGATACTCCAACACCAGAACCTGTATAAGTGCCTGTGACTGATGTATATACAGCAGCAGTTTCACCATATTTTACAGCTCTCCATGCTCCGCTAGTTGGTAGTGTGACAGCTGTACTGGCATATCCGGGCGCTGAGAATGTTACTCTAGGTTCAATGATATAGGTTGATGAAGCATCAGGCGATACAATTGTTGTACCTGCTACCAAATGATCGAATCCTGCTGTGCCGTCTGATTCTTTGACCAATCCAGCCACCTTAGTACCTGAATTATATGTATTGATAATACCAAACTGGCCAACACCTGCACCACCTGTAAGCACAATTTTCATACCTATGTAAGCAGTACTTGATTCTCCGTCTGTAGCAGCGATAGTAATTGAGGTAGAAGAACCGCCTTGTGCGGTGTTAGAGTTGGTGATATATCCAAAACCACCAAGATTACCGTCTGCTTCTGGAGCATTAGTGCTGTCATCAACAAGATCCAACATGCGGACTTCAAATACAGCATCGTCACGGAATTCGTCAGTTTCAACTACTTGACCTGAACCGCCGCCTGTAAGAGTATAGCTAACTTCTGTGTAGTCTATACCTGCATTTAGATATTCTATCTGTAGCAGTGCTGACCCGTCAGTGATCACTCGATCAATCACAGCTTCAAACTGTAGTCTGTTATCAACAATACCTGTGTCCGGTGCTTCTGTTGCGTCAAAACCTTCTGCTACAGAACCAAAATCTCCATATGAGTTGTTGCCGTTGGTGGCTCGTATTCTTCCACCGTTTTCTGCCAAATATGCAATGTGGGCGTAATAGCTGAACACAGACACTAATTCAGCACGACCGTTGTTGGTAATCCAAGCACCAATACCATCTGATATTACCTGTGTGAAGTCGTTGGAAACAATTGAATCATTACCGCCGTTGTGCAAAGAGCCATCGATCTTTTGACCAACGGCCGCTGTGCCCAATGTGGTCAATCCCTGCACGTATGGTGAACGTGTGATAATCCAAGTGCGATAATCATCTGGACCCCAACCTGGATCTAGGGATGCATATGCTCCTGCACTTACTCGTGATGTACCAAATTCATTTACAGCTAATAGGTCGCCTGTTAGGCCTTCCATGGTTTGATCTCTTAAACCAGTAGCGTCTCTGAGATAGTACATGTCCTCTTCCAAACTGCCCATCACGCTGTTTGCATAATATCTAGCTGCAAATCTTGATTTGTAGTTGCCTGGATATTTTAAATCGTATTTTAGTGCATCTATATATGTGTTAACATCTCTTAGACATGCTTCGCTGCTGTAATACAATGCCACTGTCATTGAACCGCTGCCGCTGTTTATAATGTTAAACGCTGTGTTTGAATTTCTAGTTGTAGCAACCTTAAAAGTAGTTGAGCTTACTACGTTTTGTACATAGTAAGTAGTAGTTGTATTGATATCACCAAATACTGTACCTGAGAATCTTATAGCAGCATTTCTCGTCATCCAAGCTGTTGATGTGCAGGTAAACAAATCGGTGGCTTGTGTGGCTGCTGTAACTGTGGTAGTGTAAGTTGAATCAATGTAAGCATCTATTTCTGCAACTATGTAATCTCTGTTGCGCTCTAATTGCAGCACAGCATAGTCAACCATTCTATTGCCTGTGGCACAACGACTGCCTTCGTTGGTAGCACCAAAGACTATGTCATCCAACAGTGTCATTAATGTTTCAATACGAGCCTGTGCTGTAGCATTGCCGCCCACGTTGGCGCTGGCCAATCCTTTGACATAGGTAAATGCTGCACGAGTGGCTGTTTTCTGATTTAAACTGAATACATCAGCGGCTGTGGCTCTCAAATATGAGTATGCAGCTTCTCTAGTTTTAAAATTGCTGTTGAACATGAAGTCGAACATCACTGCTTCTAATATCAATCTCACATCACGTTCGCACTTAACTGAGTTATAAACTAATGCAGGAAAGTTAGCAGTAATATAAGCGGTAGACGCAGTTACTATGGTTTCTTGTGCAGCATCTAGAGTCACTGCCGCAGCTATCAATGCTGTGGTTGATGTAACTGCATTAGTAGCTGTAGGATAATTAATGATTTCTAAGTCAATGTCAAGTCCGGCACCGTTAGTGAACGAAGCCAATACTGCTCCACCATATGTGGCCGCCAGTTGGAATGTATTGGTAGTTACTGTGCCTACTACCCAATATTTGGTGCCGTTAACTAACCCGTTAGCTGTTATTCTTGGAACTACCGCATCACCAACTAATAGTCCATGATTATTGCTAGTCAGTGTGTTGAGAGTAGCTATAGTTGTAACATTGATCTGAGGAGTGTTTCCTTCTGTGCTATCGCCTTGTATGATATTAGTAATAATGTCTACCAATGCGCCTACAGTGGCATTGGCAGCGGCTCCGCCTGTTAAATTAGTGCTGTCAGTCCACTGAGTAGCAGTATTTCCGGTAGATTTAGTCACAGCAGTGTTGGCAATGATCTCTTGTATCACAGTTTTTATTCTTCCATAAGCAGCCACTGTGGCCGCAATTTCTGTGCTGTCAATCTGTAATGCAGTGCTGTTATCGCCATCAAAATATGCTGTGCCAGCTACCAGTGTGGCCCAAGCTCCGCCATAGGTCAAGTCGTAGTCCATGGCATCAACAATAAATGCCACGTCACGTTTGCATTTGGTTCTACTGTATAATACATTAGGAAAATTTTCTGTTAAAAATGCAGTGGTTTCTTCTTTGATAAATTCTTTGTTTTCACGCAGCAGTTTTCGTGCATCGCCAAATCCTGTTAGGAATGATGTATTGTATCCTGTTGGATCTGCAGAACTCACCATGAACGTAGAACTGATCTTGAAATCAATCTGATGTTGCATGACTCTGACCAATTGTGCTGCATCTGCTGCTTCTTCAGTGCTGGCAAATGGAAATGCTACACTCTGTGTAGCAGTGTTGCCTGAGCTTTCTGTGACATTGGCTCCTCGTACAATTTGATCAATCACTGTTTGCAATCTAGTCAATGCGCCTACGCTGTATCCGGCATCGGATCTATTGGTCTGGCTGCCTGCAGGTCCTGTATTAGTTGAACGTAGTTCGTCGCCTTGTATACAAGTTTGTTCTGGCACAATAATCGGCAATGTTTCACGATACCTTCCTGTGGCCACATTAATTAGATTACTAGGACTGTATCTTGCTGGTACACTGGCTATGGCGGCTGCTATTTGAGGTGCTGTTACTGCTGCTGCTCTAGCAGTGATAGCATTAGTGATCAGTGTAACACTTGCTGTCACATTAGCCAATGCCCCAGTTTCTGCTGTGAGATCGCTGTTGAAATATTGAGCTACTGTGGCAGTGGAATTGTCGCCGTTCAATGTCTGATAATTTATAGTTGGAGCTGTCTGTGCTAAAACATTTCCAACAACTGTAAGCATGTAGTTATAGGCAGCTACTGATTCGTCTGATTCAATGGCCAATCCTGGATATGCTTCTGTTTCGTCCTCGCTGAGTCCGCCAATCAATGAATTAGCAACACCTCGTGATTTAATATTACCGCCGTGGCATAGATCATAAATCACTGCATCTAATGTAAATCCTACATCTCTCTCACATTTGAAATCATCGTAAACAAATGCTGTAGTAAATGGTGCTGTGTTTGTGGAAATCTGACGCTGTATAAATTCTGTGACTTCGCGTTGAATAAACACACGGTTGAGTTCTAACAGATATCGTGCATCAGGATTTCGAGGACCACGTTCTACCTGTTCGCAGGCATAGCGTATGGTCTTAAAGGGTTTGTCCCAGGTTCTACCATGTATAGGTGAAGGCCCGTCAACACCTGTAGGTGCTACAAAATATGTGTGATCTGTTTCTCCCAGTGTGACCCATTCTGGATCAATACCGTTAGAGGTTAATACTTGACCTTCTCGACCTATCGGCAGTCTTGTAGGACCCGAACCGCCGTAGTAGACTAAATCGCCTCTTACTGAAAGAATATCAGTTTCAGAACCTACACTTAGTAAACTCCAATATGTGCCTGTGCTGTCTTGATCAGGTCTGCTGTTGGCTTGGCCACCACCTGCCGCACCTACTGTGGATCCGTCATCGCCTTCTGATCTGTGAGATAATAAGCAGATATATGCATTAGCGCCCAATCTTACTGCGTCACCTAGTAGATAATCTCTGTCATCTGACCACTCTCCCTGCCAGCTGATACCAGCGTTGAGTCTCGACCAGTATGTGGTATTTGGTGGTTCTGCTGACACTGTGGCAGACATTGTGCCGGCAGCATCAGCTGAGACATTAAATGTTGCTCCACCAGATGTAGTGCTGATTGTGATATTGCCTGCAGCCACAGTCTTTACATAATATCTAGCTGTGGTGAACACATTACCAAATGTTGTGCCGGTAAATCTTACTGTCATGCCTACCACAATGCCTGTGGTTGAAGCTATGGTAAATGTGTCAGTGGCTGCGGTTACTGCTGTTACAGTAACAGTAGTTGAAGGAGAATCCTGTGCTGCCAAATAAGTGTAGCCGCCTATAGATACTACTTCACCTATTTTGTATGATGTGGTGTTAGCCCATGCAGATTGAAATTTAAATCCTTCTGTGTATAGATCCCATCTTGCTGCTTGTGTTGTAGGAGTTTCTGTGACAGCAGCGGCAGTATGTACAGTTTTTGCAATATATTGATTACCACCGTAAACAACTATGTCGCCTGGTTGGTACAGTGTAGCGGAATTCCATGTACTTTCAAATTCTGCTCCTTCTGTGAACTGGCTCCAACGACCTGCGGTGCTGTCTGTTAAAAATGCAGCATCTGCGGTATGTTGAATAGCACATATCCAAAGTCCGGCGCCGTATTTTACTACATCATTGAGTTTATATCTAACAGCAGTGGACCATGTGCCTTTGTATTCCACGCCAGGATTAAATGTATCCCATTTGGCTTGATCAGCTTCCAATCCTGACGCTGTAGTTGCAGCTGAAGTATGATAGGTGTTACACACATAGGTATAGCCACCGTACTTGACTAGATCATTTACTTTGTAACGGGTAGATACGGTCCAACTAGATTTCCAATCAAACCCTTCTGCATACACAGTCCATTTAGCTTGATCAGCTTCCAATCCTGATGCTGTGGTAGCTGCTGAAGTGTGACTGTCGTTACAGATATAAAGAAGGCCACCGTATTTGACCACGTCATTAAGTTTATATAAAGTGCTGACGTTCCAATCACCAGTCCAGCTTTGACCGTCGCTCATCTGATTCCATTTGGTCGGACTGTATTCTAAATCTGTGTTAAAATCTGCAGCAGAAGTATGTCCCACTGCACAGATATATGTGCGAGCACCGTATCTTACCACATCATCAATGTAATAAGTGGTGGATGGGGACCATGTGTTTTTCCAAACAAATCTAATTCTACCTAATTTAAATTCTGCCATTTTCTACTCCGTATTCTATATTTAGTTTGTTATATTGTTTATCTGAAAGACTTTTTAAACATGGCCTGTGCTAGCATCATGCCAGTTATTCCAGAATTTGCACCATTAAATTCTGCTCTTACTGGTACTATAATACGCAGGCTTGCAACGTTGTTAATTCTATCAGGACCTATTAGAATTGTACCAGCAATAAAACTACCCACTGCAATTTCAGAGCCACCAACGCTTAATCTTGAAGCAAGATATGCTGCAATAGCACGTTGAGTCGGTACTATGTTGTTGGAATCTGCTGTGAACAATGGATCTGTAGAAAACTCTCGAACCACTGCTCCTGTTCCGCCTACTCTGATACCACCTAATCTTAGTTCTGACAATCCTCCTAGATCAAAGAAATCTGAACTAATAGTAACTATTCCTGTGGCCTGCTCTACTGCAAACAGCTCTCCAGTTCTAAAGTTTCCGCTTTGGTCAGTTGAAGTATAAAACACCCTACCTCGATCTAACTCTACTACTTCGTTTTCTGGGGCAGGGGTATAAAAGCCCGAATACAATTCAGGATAATTAGTTTCTTCAAAATTACCCGTACCTATATCTAAAAAATCGTGCCCTGTAATTCTACATTGGCTAAACTGTGTTCTAATTGTGATTTCATTGAGATGCGATAGATTATCACGAACTTTAATTTCCGGAGAAATACGTATTCTTGCAGCTAGCCCTCTATCTGTTAAACCAATTTCTTCAAGACTCACTAATGTATATGATCCAGTTAACCCTGCGATTACTAGATTAGCACCCAGCGTTGGATAAGCCGTCAAATCGTTTATGACAATGAATTTACCAAACGGTATAACATCTGCAAATCCGTTGCCAGTTATTGTGACTGTGGTACTGAGAGTACGATAACCTAATCCTCGATTGATCCAACTAGTACTGCCTATAACACCATCAGCTGTTCGACATTCGACACGAGCATCAGAACCGTTATTTGGATCAACTAACGTACAAGTAGGTCCCTCTGTGTATCCGGATCCCGGATCCCATAATTTTACTGAACGTATGATACCAGAACTTAGTGTGACTCGACCCAAGGCTCGAGCACCTGTCTGTATCTTATTGAATGTCTCGGTGTTGTCTATGGCTATCCACATTGGTGTGCTTTTGCCTACTGTGGAATCTCTAGTATCTACGTAGGGATTGCCAAATGCCACGCTGACCCATTCTGCAGAAGAAGCTAATGTTCTTGCAGTCCACACTAATCCATCTGCAGATTGTGCTGCATAGTTTGTAGGAACTCCTGATGGATCGTTGCCAATATTACGACCACCTGTATCGCCTATAGCAAAGAATACACCCTGTGCGTATCTTATTTTTTTCCAGTTATGAGCTGAGCTACCGTCTTGTGATGGCATGGTAGCAGGAAGCCAAGTTATTCCATCAAAGCTGTAGGCAACATCGCCAGTGTTAGATATAGCAACAAATCTGTCATTACCGTATGCAATACTAACCCATCCTTTAGGACTGGAGTCTGCGATCACGTCCATAGTATATATATTCCATGACCATGTGTCCAGTGTAGAATTGTATGTGCCTGTGGCCACAGTGTTTCCATTGTTTCCTAACACTACATAAGTATTCTTTCCGTAGGCTATATCTGTCCATTCGTTGAGGGTTGAATCACCTGATGGTAGTGTGACATTAGCCCAATTGATTCCGTTTAAGCTATATGCCGCTGAATTTGAATCAGTTGCCACTGCGATAAATAGCCCGCCACCATATATAACTGAATTCCATTGACGCGATGCTGGCATAGCTCGTGTTGTCCAGGCTATTCCATTTGATGAGCTAGCTGCAATCGAACTGCCTTGACGTATAGCTACAAATTGATAATTGCCTAGTGAAGGATAAGTTACTCTACCTGTTGCTAGACATTTCCAGTTGCCTGATGTTGGCATATTAAACTGATTCCATTCAACTCCGTCTTGACTGTGAAGTGCGGCTGAGCCGCCTGAAGAAATTGCTACAAATCTTCCGCTGGCGGCTTCGTTGTCTTCACCTGTGCCGTATGTTTTTTGTTGTGCAGCTAGTATCGAGTTGGTACTGTCGTCGCTAACATCGGTAACTAAAATAATTAAATCGTTTAGAGGAGTTTCACCGCCTATGAGATCACCGTCAATAGTTAGCAACTGACCAGCTTGATATCCTGCGCCTCCGTTATTGATAGTTAGCGTATAATTTCTGCCCTGTTTTACCACATTAAATGTGGCCAATGCTGCAACAACATCTATAGTTGTACCTGTGCCAGACTCGTTAACTGCTATGTCAGAATAGGATTCGGTGGTGTCACCGTAAATAATATCAGTCCAAGTAGTATTGGTTGGTACAACTATCTCTTGTGCTGCATATGCAGGAGCTGAAAATATCACTCTAGGTTCTATTCTGTATGTGGTGTTGGTCAGCAAAGGTATTGTGAGAGGTTTGCCTGGCACCACGTGATCCCAACCTGGTTGATCATCTGATTCTCTGTATACTGTTACCACTTTAGTGGAATTGTTATATGCTGCGATGTAACCATATTGTCCTGTACCCGCGCCGCTGGTAAGAATAATACGCATGCCAAGATATTCTGTGATAGAATTTGGATCATTAGTGGCTATGGTAATAGTAGTAGCATTACCAGTTTGGGCATTGTTTTGCACAAGTGTATACCCGCCGCCGCCTATAGCCTGTGCAATTTGTGCGGTGCCTGCATTAGCATCTAAAATTCTAGCTTCGAATACCGCATCATCTCGAAAATCTTCAAATACTACGTCGGCATCAATACCAGCTCCCTCAAAAGCAGCTGTCGCACTGGTATAGTCTTGTCCTGCATTGGTCCACTCCAGTATCTGTATCTCGTCGACAAAGTCTCCAGCAAATGCTGCTGCCACTATGGCTTGCTGTGCTCTGGTATAGTTTCTTGCGATTGCTGGCACCTCTGTGGCATCAATACCGTCTGCAATCGTTCCGTATGTTCCATATGAACTATTTCCGTTAGTAGCTCTGATAATTCCACCATCTTGTGCCAAGTATCCAATATGACAATAGTATGAGAATACAGACACTAACTCTGCTCTAGCATTGTTAGTGACCCATGCTCCTACGCCATCGCTTAGAACCTGTGTAAAGTCGTTACTAACTATAGATCGATTTCCGCCATTGTGCAGAGATCCGTCGACTTTTTGTCCAACACAACCTGTTCCTATGGTAGTAACCCCTTGAATATAAGGCGAGCGAGTATTGATCCATGTACGTGTGTCTGCAGGTCCCCATCCTGGATCCAGCGACACATAGGCACCTCCTAGCGGTATCTGATATAGATCAAATGCTGCAGGCGGGTTTAGTGATGATTCAAGACCTTTTAGTGTGCAGTTTCTAATACCAGTAGAATTTCTAACATAGAACATGTCTTCTGTCTCAGTGCATCCTAGCACATGATTTCTATAATATCTAGCTTCTAATAGAGACTTGTAATTACCAGTATATCTTATATCATAGATAAGCGAATCTATAAATCTACCAGCAAATTTTCTTGTGAGTTCGCTGATAGAACTAAAAGTAGAATAATTTGCAGATACAAAGGCTACGGCTTCTTCCTGAAAGAATTCTTTATTCTGTTGCAAGGCTGTGGCCACATTTAAAGCACTTGCTATTGTAGATAACGAATTTGTTCCGCTTACTGTGGGATTTGATCCTGTGCTATTAACATAAAAATTAATATAGCTGATCATATTATTAATAATTACAGTTATTCTAGCAATAGTATCGGTATCAAAATTAGTCAACGGCACTGACACAGTTGTGGTACTTTCATAAATTTCAGGTCCCGGTACTGTTAGTTCTTGACCAAATCCATCAAAGGAAGGGGGCACTGTTGGAACCTGTAGATACTGTTGAGGATTAAAAGAATTATTCACTGTTACACTTGTGAAAGGAATTACAGGATCTTCTAAGTTGCCATCAGTTTTAACCACAGGCAAACCTCTAACAACGTTGTTAGCCAATCCCGAAATTCTACTCAATATTGCTAGAATTACTGGAGTGTAGTTAGTCAATGCCGCAACAGGACCAGATGCTCTTATAGTTGTAGATCTAAGTTCTGCTCCTAGAACCACTGTGTTTCGTGGAACTATGATTGGAGTTATTTCTACAAATTCTCCTACCGGAACTTTAATAGTGGTGGTGCCAGTAAACCCGTCGTCTACTTGTTCGCAGGCATAGCGTATGGTTCTCCAAGGCAGAAACTGACTGGCTCCACGTTCTGGATCTGCGTTGTCATCGACTCCGTCCAAACTTACATACTTCACTCTAGCAAGATCGCCCCAGAACGCATAGTCAACGCTGTTTTGATTGTTAACTATAACCAGTTGATTTTCTTCACCAATGGCCACGGGTGCAGGACCAAATGAACTACCATCTCCTTGCAATGCCCTTGAAAGATTGTATGTTAGCAGATCCCCTCGTAGGCTCATGCCAGACTGTTGTCCAGCCTGTAGAATTAGATCCCAATATGAGAAGCCCGATCCGTTGTCTCCTGGAAGATTGAAGTCTGCGGCCGTATGTTCAAAATTACAGGCATATGTATTGCCAAGATATACAACAGTATCATTAACACTATACGTATTACCTATAGTCCACGAACCGCGCCAAGATTGGGAAATAGTAATCACTTCCCAATTGCCTGCATCCAAATAATCCAATGAACTGCCGTCGTGCGTGGTATCCGCTGTGGCTATGTATAAGTTTCCGCCTCGGCGTACAACGTCACCAATTTTATAATCAACATCTGCACTCCATGTGCCTGCGAAATTTACTGCTTTAGATAATATATTCCAGTTTATAGCGTCTTGTGACGGGCTCACACTGGCATAATTGTTAGCGGATGCTACATACAGATATCCGCCGTGTCTAACTATATCCCCTATTGCATAGTAAACTGTGTTGATCCATGAATCATAAAAATTCTGTCCAGGAAAGGCTGTAACAAAATTTGCATTAGTTATATTTGCACCGGCCACGTGTCCTGTTACACAGCGAAGAACACTACCTCCATATTTTACAAGATCGTTAGGTCTGTATCTGGTAGTAGTGGTCCATTCTCCTCTATATTGGATACCTTCGTAGTAGACCTGCCACAGTTCACCTGTGCTGTCATCGTTGGCATCGTTGTTACCTATCTCAAGACCTTGTACTGTGGTTCCTGAAGTGTGTCCTACTATGCAGCGATAGATTACTCCGTTGTATCTTACTACATCTCCTATGCCGTAACGTGTGGCAGGGGTCCATACTGGTCTCCAATTATCTGCAGAAAGATACACGGCCCAATCGCCTATGTTAGCATCAAATGTTACCTGTGAGGTATGACTGTTTACGCATAGGTATATAACGCCACCGTGCAGGGCAAGGTCGCCTGGATTGTACAAAGTTGGCGCTGTTGTCCAAAGCCCTCTCCATGCGTAGCCGTCGGTCATTTTAAACCAAGCTGGAGTTGGTTGTGTGTCGTTTTCGTTGGCTAGATATGTTTGATCAGCAGCAAATATTCCGGCGGTGTGTTGACGTTGACAAATCCAAGTAGATCCACCATATCGTACCACATCATCACGATTGTACACCGTGGCTGCACTCCACGAATTTCTCCATGTATATCTAATCCTACTGATTCTAAATTCTGCCATAATTTATTCCGTTTTAACTTGAATGTCCTGTGGGATAGGTGTATCCCTGATTTATTCTTTGTGTAAGTCTGCCTTGATTATCAATGTAGTACAGAATATTTCTATTGTCCCATCGATACTGTGACCATCTCAAATTGTCATATTCTATCTCATGGTCTGCCGAAATACCATCAAAGTAGTCTACTCCTGGTTCAAAATCTTCAAAATTTTCTTCAGGTGCCCCAGGCAAATTTAATTCGATACTGTCTTTGTCTTTGAGTTGATCACTTCTATACAAAAATAGTTCGCCATCATTGTTTCTTCGCAGAGCATACCAATAGCGAGGACTATCGCCTAGTGCTTCATCTGGACTTTGACCTACATAATAATTGCTTGGCATGATTTTTCCTTAAGATATTTCTACGTAACTAATAACAGCATCGATACTGTCTTCAGTATCACTGACTATTCGTATGCCTGCAGTTTCTGGTAATATCAGTTTTTCACCTTGTGTGATAATCTTAGCTGTACTGTTGGGAGAGATTGACAGACCACGCACATAGTGTGCCTGGGTAGAGTTTTCATCTATCACATATACGTCAACTACCGCTGTGTCATAATCTGTAACATTAGCTAGATTAAGACCAATAACAGTCACTCTAACTCCTGCATCAACCTGTAGTACATCTACAGGTGTGGTTCCTATTTCGGTGTTTACTGCGTGTCTAAATAAGGTTGGCATAATTTTATCCTAACATCAGCGCATAAGTGGCTGCTATTTCGTTGGCTTGAATTTCTGAAACTGCTCCAGACGCTCCTGCAGGTGATGCCCAGGTAATTCCGTCCCAAATCTCAAGAGCTTTTGAATTGGTATTAAAACGAGTCATACCTAGCACTGCGTAAGCAGTCGGCCTTTGAGCATCACTGCCCACTGGAGGAACAAAACCATTTGTTCCTTGAATTTTAAAATATCCTGTGCCTGTTTGCGCAATTTCAGTTACTGCATTAGAACTGAGATTGGTTATAACATTGTCTACAATTCGAAAATTTCCCAGTCTCACTCCGCCGGCACCATTGCCGTCTATGATTATGTCTTGTCCTGTGGTACTGGTAATTTCATTGTCTCTAAACATGAGATTACCAACATCTAACATGGTAACATTTAACACATTAGTATACACGTTATTGACGTAAAAATTTCTCCAGCGGTAGGCTCCGGAACCTAGATCTACTGTGTTGTCAGTTTGAGGAACTAGATCACTGTTAATACTGGCATTGATAGTAACGGAATCAGACAGGCTGTCTCCTATCACAATGTTTCCGCCTATGGTTACGTTTCCGGTAGCATTAATATTTCCTGTAACATTAAGATTGCCTGTAATGTTGGTGTTACCGTAAATATCTATTATTCCTGTACCGTTGGCTCTCAGTTCTAAAGCACTGTTTGATACTTCTGTGGAAATGGTATTTCCTAGAATTTGAATGTCGTCTACTACCAACCTAGCATTATAGATAGTTGGTTCAGCACCAGATGGTGCAAAAGTTATGGTACTGAGATCGCTGCTGATGGTGTTTCCAGTCACAGTGATGTTACCAATGTCAAATTGATTGGTAACTTCTAGATTAGTAGTTTTTGTTGTGCCGTTAACGTCTAAGTCGTGCAGCGGAGAAGATTTGTTTACTCCAATTCGAGAGTTTACAACATCCAAATATAATAAGTCAGTCTCAAATGCTAGATCTACGCCATCTCTGACTAGATTGGATTTGAGCATTTGACCGGAAATTCTTCCAATAGCCATTAACTCTCCTTAGACCCCGTGTTTCACGGTTAACCACCTTGCATTGCGGGTTTACCACAGTTTGACCATACAGAAAAAGACTTTTTCTGTAATCACTATTATTTATGTCTTTTGGAGAATTAGCCTAGAATGAGAGTGTATACGTTTCCTAAATCTTGCATTACCGGTACGCTTATTGTTGCGCCGCCGCCAGTTGATAATTGCCATACTGTGCCGTCGTAGCATTCGACATATGCTAAATCAGTGTTCCACCGAGTTTCGCCTTCTTCAGGATTAACTCTTCTTTGATTTTGCGGAGTGCCAGGGGCATAATTATCGTCACCTGTTCCTGCAGGTATTACAAAACCATTTGTGCCTTGATATTTTAAATAGCCTATGCCTGTAGATGCAACAGTGATGGCAGAATTGTTAAGGTTAGTAACTATATTTCCCTGCCACTGAGTACGTTCAATTGATGTTATTCCAGTAAATGGTGTTATTCGAATATCATCATTTGACTGCACACTGATAATTTGACCAGTAACTCCGTCCAGTCTCATCTGATCGCTAATAAGGACTGCTTGAGGTAGCACAAGATTAGCGTGTGTTAGATCATCAGCTATGTGTAACTGACTCCAACGTTTTGCAGATTGACCTAGATCATACGTGTTATCTATGCCTGGAATAATGTCTTGTGTAAAATCTGGTGCTACAATCACAACATCTAAAGGACTATCTCCAACTATGATGTTGTCTCCTGCTGATAAATCTCCAGACAGCAAAGTGTTACCAGTGACTGCTAGATTGCCTAGTATACTGGTATTGTTTTGAATAATAATTTGACCAGATGCATTAGGATTAAGCACAACACTGCCGTTGGTTGTATAATTTTTAATTGCATTTCCGTTGATTTCAAGTTGTGCTGTTAGTACCCTGTCAAGATTGATTACAGCGCCTGCTACAACAGGACTAATATTAATAGGTCCTACAACCGTTGATATTGTGCCGTTGGCGTTGAATATAAGATTGTCAAATATTGCTTGGTTGTCAACTATTAGATTTGTGGTTTTTGTATAACCGTTAATGTCTAAATTGACTACTGGAGTATCGGTGTTGATACCTATACCTGTGCCAGCCAATGACGCTGGCAAAGATGAATCATAATTAGGATCTCCTACTTCGCCATCTTGTTCCCACGGCACTATAATTGGAGAAATTTTTAAATATAATAGATCAGTGTCAAATGCTAAATCATTGCCATCTCTCAGCAGATTACTATTGAGTATTGGGCCGCTTATTCTGCCTAGTTGTGTCATGATTAATTAGCGTAACCGTAATACACAGTGACAGTTTTACCGATCGGCACTGCATCAGAAAAACTTATATAATAACCTGCAGGATAAGGAACACCTGCCAAATATCCTGTTGCACTGCTTGATCCAGATGGATTAAGCACTATGGTAAAATTTGTTCCGGCAATCTGCCAAACATTTTCAACTAATACGATGATATTGTTGGCATTGGCTGTATAATCAGGAGCATAGGCAGTATTCAGTGGTCCAAATTTTGTTTCTACAAAATCTCCAGGACCATATCCTGAAGCCGTTATCGAGTTAGTTGCGGAACCTTTAACAGTTTCCCAGGCGCCACCGATATAACATTCCAATTCATTGAGAGTGGTGTTGTAGCGCAACATTCCGTTAGCACCATTGGGCATTTCAACACCTGAAAGATTGGGTCTTTGGGCTGTAGTACCTTTGGGCAATCGTATGCCGCCCACACCATCCATGGTGTAACGTCCGTAGGAATTAGCTTTGAACACGTTGTCTTTAAGACCAAATCTACTGGTGTTTTGTGTTTTTAAAAATTTCATACTGGTAATGTGCTTACAGTTATAGTTAATAATCCGCCGACTCCACCTGTGGAACTGGCCTGGGCCTGTACACTATCTCCGTTGCTTAAAACTACTCTTTCTTCGCTGAAGAAAACAGTTTCACCTGCAGGTATTGTCAACTTGCTTATTATTCTTGTAGCTTCAGTGCCGCCACCACCGCCATTTGGAACCAAATATAAATCTAAATCGCTAGCGCGAACTGTTTCGTCTGTGAGGTCTACTGTTCCAGTGTTGCACACAATAATTGTGGTAATTGCATTGTTGCCAGAACTTGTGTAAACTGTGGTTAGTCCTGTAGTTGTTAATCGTGTGTTTGCGATTGCCATTTATGATCCTTAAAATAACATACTGAAAAGTAGTGCTCTATTTTTACTTATTAATTCATCGGTGGTAAAACTGGCATTTACTGTGCCGTCCAATTCTATACTAGGTCTAGTGTTTCTAAAACTTAAACCAGTGGTACCAGGTCCTGGTGTAGAACCGTAAAGTATAGATGTACTGCTGACCTGTGTTACCGGACTTCCATGATATTCAAAACTCATGGCATATGAAATCACAACCTTGCCTGTGCCGTTGGTTTCTAATCTTATGTTGGCGTTGGTGTTGTCTGACTGGATAACTACTGCACTTTGATTTTCAAAACCAGTAAGATTTGTTGAAGTTGGACCTGGGTTATAATTTCCTGACATAGCTGCTTCTATATCAGGTACTACAGGATCTTCAGTAAAAATAGTAAGACCTGTCATTTCAAAATGATCTCTAGTCATTACTGCCATACGTCTGTTGTCAACAATAAAAGCAATTTCACTACGTGCTGGCTGAGCTATATATGGTCCTATTGCAGGTGAAAAAGATGATGCTGGCAGTGGATTTTCTTTGTCAAATACAATGACTCTGGTATCGTCTTTGGTAATTTGAAATGTGGGATTTAATTGAATTGCATCATCTACATATCGTTTGTTTGGAACATCATCATCGTCTAACACTCTCTGTTCGTAGTTTATAGTACCTGTTACTTTTACCACTCCTGTGCCGGCACCAATTAGAATTAGGTCTCCGTCGTCGGTGGCAGCATCTGTGAGAATCTGTGACAGTTTTAATTTGCTATCTGTGTAATTAAATCCGTCTTCAGGAGTACCTTGAGCTATTTGCCAGGTTTCATTAGCTTCATCCCATAGCAAAGCAGTTGGAGCAACTTGGCTGGAGTCGATATTATAACCTCGATCTATCTGTACGCCAGAATAGCCTAGGGTAACACCTTGCCCAGTTTCACCATAGTTTAGTATGATAATATTGTCTTGAACATTCAAATTTGTGGCTTCAACCGTAAGTGTTTCTCCCAATACAATGAGATTGCCAGTGACTCGGACTTCGCCTACATTAGGACCGGTGTCCAGCAGAATAGTACTGCCTTCACCGGTTTTAATATTATAATCACCGCTAGATTGTACTGTGCGTCCACTCAGTGCCATATAATATTCCTAGATTAAATTGCCGTTAGTACAATATAGTCTGCTGAGGAATCATTCTCTAGAAACCACTTGTAGCGATTACCGCTAAAATCAGTAGCCACACGTTTGGTCAATTTAGCTATGCTAACTAAATTTGCATCAAGCATACCTGATGTGGAGCCTCGAATACGCATTTCTCCAGCTGCGGATGGTGTGCCTGTGACTAATGTATTAGTAAACAATGTTCCTGGAGTACCTATACGAGCCACAACATAAGTTTTAGCCCCGCGTTGTTTAATTAGAATACCGTCTACTTGGTTTGTTGAACCATCATAAAACTCGCAAGTAATACCAGTTGCGGCAGCCGCTGGGGTGTTGATAACATCTACACCGTTTACATCTTTCTTTAATGCACGTCCCATTTGTTTCTCCTAGTGATTTTTTAAATCATACGCGGCGGGTTCCGCATAAGTCCGATTTTACGGCTCTTACTTTATGATACTTTATTTATCCGCGACTCAGCATTGACATTAACTCTAGTTTTTCAACTGTGGCTAATGTTCTGTTTATAGAATCTATTTCTAGTTGTGCTTTTTCTAAGTAGCTTCTATTGTGTGTTTGTCTATACATGACCATAATTTTACTGTGCTGTTGTATGTGCCTATCTATAATTTTTTCTATCTGTTGTACATCGTGAACAAACATAGAAAAACGTTTGCGCCAAACTGAAAATTGATTTCTCAGTTGTATAAAATCTTTATCACTTTCTATCTGCATCAAATATTTAAGTCAAACAAAAAGGCTCCGAAGAGCCTTTTTGAACTTTGTTGTAAAAGTCAGCAATTAAGCAAACTTAACATTACCACTAGTGATAGCAACGTTAGCCAAATAATCAGCTGCGTTACCTAGAGATGATGCTGTGTTGGTCAATTCAACATAACCATAACGTGTCATGAATGATACGACTGGTTCGAATGTTGATGGATCTAGTACAACTCCACTGCTCATCAATGGAATGTATGGGCAGTAGAAAGCGGCTGCGTCAGATTCTGAAGAACCTTTGTAGCCAATTAGAACTGGAGCACTGTCAGCGGCATAACCGTTAACATAGATCTTCATAGCACTGTTTAATGTACCAACAAACTTGGTGTTTGTAGGAGCTTCGAATGTACCTTCTGTTGTACGAGCAAATGCGCTTGTAGTAGCAGACTGAAGAATTGTCAATGCAAACGGACTAACAACTGCAAAGTTACCTGCACCACGACGTGTACGCTGTGCAATGATGTTGCTAGCACGATTGATCTGAACAGCTAGAGCAGCGTGTTCGTCACCAACGAAAGTAG